CAAACAAGTTAAACCAAGCAAGTTTTATATCATGAATACAACGGTATTCACAAGTCCAAGAAGGTTCAAACAGAAAGGAGTGTGGTATATGTTAAAACTTATGGTTAGTTCATTCTTCAACAGGAATAATAAAAATCATTTTGAGGATGATAAAGGATATTGGGAATGAATAATTGGAAAACGATAATCATGAGTGATTTACACTTAGGATCAAGACAATCACAGACAGATAAGATAATAAGTTTCTTGGATAATAACACAACGGAAAAACTAATACTGAACGGTGATATAATAGATGGTTGGGCTCTTAAAGGTAATGGTAAATGGACAAAGGATTGTACCAAGATATTCAGAAGGTTCATGAAGATGTCAGAGAAGAATACAAAGGTGGTTTATATAAGAGGAAACCACGATGACTTCCTAAAAGATTTTATTCCATTTAAATTAAACAACATCAGGATTGTAAGAAAGTATATACATACAGGAATAGATAATAGAAAGTATTTTTGTTTTCACGGGGATGTATTGGATTTCGTTATAATGGAAGCGAGGTGGTTAGCGGTAATCGGTGGATGGTCATATGATATTGTGATTAAGTTTAATACTTTATATAACAAAATAAGAAAGTGGTTTAACTTACCATATCATTCATTAGCAAACACAATAAAGCAATCTGTTAAAGGGGCAATTAACTTTGTATCTGATTTTGAGGATAACGCAAAAGGTCTAACAAAACAGAAGGGGTATGATGTGGCAGTATGTGGACATATTCATCATCCGAAGATAGAGAATTACTATATGAACTCAGGGGACTTCTGTGAGAACTCTACATGTCTTGTGGAAGATTATAATGGGGAGTGGAAGATTATTACTATTAGTTAGGTATTTTAAACAAATTGTTCACATCGTGAAAGACCAAACGGGTATAAGTAACCCTCATTTGTAGAGTATTTTCAACCCATCTACCGATAACTTCCTTAGAATCATATATGTCCAAAGAAAAGAAAGAAGAAATTTCGTAAATTAATCCATGGCGTATATAACACCAACCATCGTTTCTATCATATCTGATTTGGGCATATTTATCATCTTCCGAATTAACAAAGTATATTGTGTTTCCTCTTTTAATCTGAATAAAGTTCTTAATATCCAAATATCTAAAGATTACTTTATCTAATTGTGATTCTGTTATAAGATATTTCATATGATAATAAATATAATTATATTTATAATATTATGAACCTACAACAAAACATAAAAAGAATATTAAGGGAAGAATACACCGTAAAACAGATGAAGTTATTAACTATCGCAAGTCAGGCGGGGTTACTAAAGACAGGAGAAATGTTCGGTGGTATAGAATACCTTATAAATGTGTTAGGTGATGAGTTCCTTACAACAAACAATAAGATTAAGATTATTAAGGAAGTAGTAGAAACAACCGATGATGAATATATTGTACTAATGGATATGAATGAAAACCCAATAGTCCTCAAGGATGAAGACGGTGAACTTTCACAAATAGAAATGATAAATAAAGAAGATGTTACAGTGTTTCATTATGGTGGATATAAATACTCACAAATTTTAGATGAAAGTTATATGTCTTATGAAGAACTACCAAAAGATGTATTAGATGATATTTTTGATATGGTATTAGATTTCTATACAGGTACTTTAGAGAATAACTAATTATTGATTTAATACCTCTTCCACCCCTCTTGTGAAGGGTCCAAAATACGATTCCGTTGTAGATACCTTATGATTTAATACATCTTCCACCAGTCCTTGGCCGACATAATTCAAATTCTGCGTTGTGGATACCTTATGATTTAAGACCTCTTCCACCGTCCTATCACAATAAACGCTTGTTTGGCAGGTTCTAGATACCCTATGATTTAATACCTCTTCTACCTCAATTCTTCCAACGTAATCAAGTGAATCGGTTGTGGATACCTTATGATTTAAGACCTTTTCCACCAATGAATGCTCGGGGTATTTGAGAATGGTAGTTGTAGACACCTTAACATTATGACTTAATACATCTTCCACCTTCCAAGGAACACGAACTTTAACATCGCACGTTGTGGATACCTTATGATTTAATACATCTTCCACCTTGTCCGTTGTAATTGGAAGTGGAATGAAGGTTGTGGATACCTTATGATTTAAGACCTCTTCCACCAGTTTACATACGTTACACAGGCTATCCTGGGTTGTGGATACCTTATGATTTAAGACCTCTTCCACCCAAGAAGATAGAACAGGACAAAAATCATCCGAACTCATGGAGAATATTTGAAAAAACGAATTAAAAAAATCGTATCTCCACCATAAAGTACCTGACTCATCAAGTTCAAAGTACCAATGTTTATTATCCCTATTAATGAACCATATAGACCCATTATAAGGAATAATCTCACAATCACCTAACTCTCTATATAGGTGTTTAAAAATAATTTGTTTTAATCTATCTGTAATAACCATAGTACAAATATAATAAGAAATTATGAATTAAACAAACTCATTCCCCCATTCCACTATCGTGTCGTTCCATTCCCCTTCGGGTCATTACACTAATGGGTCCATTCCTTTATTTACTTCCTAATTTCCCCTATTGTATGAATCTATAATTAACGTACAACACTAATCTATAATAATTCCCCATAATGAAAGACACACACTATGAAGGGACATAACATATTACTGTTAATGGTATTGTACCCCATCGGGATAATGAAATACCCTAAAGGGTATATAAGATGATATGAGTATACCTGTTAGGGTATAAAATATATGGTGGAATGTGAAGGGGACAATACGAAACATATCTGTTATGTCAGGTTTAACCTGACTATAGTGATATGAAACATATGTCCCACTTTTTACCACCACTATAATTGTCGATATCATGTGTCTATATGGTAAGGGGAAATCTTAAAAACCCCCTTGAAGACACAATGAAATACACTTTTCGTTGAAGGATTTAAACAACTAAAGTCTGTCCACGCCACTTTATTGTTACATCCTATTTTTATCTGGAAAATGTATATAGTTAAAAAAACCCTTCTCACACTATCAGGAGGACCACTTTTTTCACTTTTCATATAACCAAAAACCCTCACTACACATACGTCAGTGGTAAAAAGTGGGAACATTTACCTATGGACAATATACATAATATACACTATATTTATAGTTGTTAATATGACTAAAACCCGTCAAGGGGATTATCCCCCATCTGACACTCAACTGACATTTTGACAAAATCAAGAAAAAATGAATAATAATTTATCAACAATTCCCCCTGACGATATGTCTAACCCCATTTCAATAACTGACATACTGAAAAATGTAAGGGTTATAACTGACCCTTTACGGGATGTTGTTGCTGTGACCCTATATTATAATGGGGAAAAGGTGGGTAAGATGGAGTATAGGAAAGCATCATCTACATACCAAGGGGACATGAAGATATTAACATTGTATTCACTTACCCCTGAGTTCATGGAGTTATTCAAGGGTCAGGAAAATCCAATACGTATTTTGGACAACCATGTTAAGGGATTTGTTTAAATTGTTTCCATACAATACTCTTGTACTTTGTTTCATTCCCCCGAGCTTCCACTTCAAAGGGACAGTTCCAATAACCATGTTTTGATTGTGATGATGCGTAGTTACGTTTGATACCTTTTTGTATGTGGTGGGTGTATTCGTGTATGATTGTTTTTACAAACTTATCAACAGTCTCACATGTGGATGGGTTGATAACTAATGCTTCATAATCGTATTGACCATAGAGGTTTGTTAACCCATTTCTAATTTTCAGTTTCGGGGATGGTTTGTTTCCATGACCGAGTGTCTTTCTAACTATGGTTATAAGTTGTAACCCCATCTTACGAAGTTCGGTGGTTGTGTATGTATCTAATCTATCTTTGAGTTTCATATTAGTCAATAAATTTGTAGGTGATGTTTCCGATGATTTCGTCAGTGTGTCTTGGTAATGAGATACAAGCTGCTTTGAAGAACGTGGGGATGATTGTGTTGTTGATTAGTTTCTGTGCCCCATTGTTAGCTGACCACTTTCTGCTCTTGAAGTAACTTGCTCTGTGATGACTACGCCAAGAGTTAACACTTGGGATTGATGACTCAGCGTAACGGTGACCTTCTCTCTTTAGGGTTACCTCTATGTTAATCACACGACCATAAGAGTTGGTGTTCCAATTCCACTTGTCTGTCTCACCCACAGATACAATACGAACCGATACCTCACCGAAGTGGTTCCATGTGTCAGTCATAACAACAAGGTTTTGCTTCTTGATGAATCTCATTAACAATTTGGTTGATAGTTTGTCTTGGGTGATTTTCATAGTGGTTGTTTATTGTTCTACAAATATACAACAATTTTCTTCCCCCACAAGAAAAATCTTCTTTTTTTTTAAAAGCAGGGTGGAGTACACACTCCAAGCATTAACCGTGCCAGCCCTTTATCCCCTTATCGTTATAAGGTACACTTACGGGGCTAAGTTACAACAAAAATAATTAATAAAAAATTAGGATATTAACTTTCTTCGCCGTATCTTTGTGTTGACGCTCTTGTTATAAAAAAAAAACATATAAAGCACCAAGCTAAGTTACGGCGGATTTTTTAAATAAACAAATATATTTCCCCAAGATATTATCTTATATTTGTAGTAATGAGACAGAAGATATATACCATTAAAGACTTTGACTTCAAACCCCACAACGTGGTAAAGGGTGCGGTACAAGGATTACTTACACTCCCCAACAATATCACAGTATCTATTGTAGGTGGTGGTCTTCAATCTATTGTCGGTGGGATGAATATGTTACGTGGTGATGGAGTTGATACATTCGAGGTAGCGGCATGGTGGGGTGACCAAGGTGATTGGATTAAACTATCTGACTACGATGATGTGTTGTCATATGTAGATAAAGATAGACTACCAATCATACTACTTGATTTGTCTAAGAAATAATTTGTATATAAGAAACCTTTGAACTATATTTGTAGTCTATACATTATGAAGAAATATATATTACCCCTAATCATGTTAGTCGTTATACTAACATCTTGTTCTACCCCACAACGTGGGTACAACTACAAGAAACATTCTAACACACAACAGAAGATGTATAAACAAACTAAACGTGTGAACAAGGGGAAGAGCCAACTACAACATCAGTGTACCCCTAAGAAACACAGAAGATAATATGAAACGATTTACCATCACACCCAATCAAGCTATCATCCTATACTGTCTACTAATGGTTACCATAGTAGCAGTGGTAAAAGGATGTGACCTAATGTAAAGGGGAGGGGATACTTATTAAAAGTTATCAACACCCCCTACTACCCCCTCCTATACCCCTACCTATGGGGTACCCCCTCCCGTATCCCCCCTTTCACAGGGGGTTTTTTGGGTCAGAAGGGGGGATAATCCCCTCAAAAAAATCCTGGAAAAATTTTTTAGAAAAGCGACCCTTTGTTTTAAAATGTTCCCTATATATAAAAAATAAATTTTGGGAAATTTTTTGGAAAATTGGGTTTTTTATTTTATTATTAATATATGGAAGAAGAGAGATTATCAGTTACTGTGGATGTAACATTAAAGGACAATAAGTTTTTTTATAACATAATGGCCATGAAGGGTATGAATATGGATGATATTATGTCTGTATTGTGTGGAGGTCTTGCTTTATCTATTCGTAGTAGGGAAACCCCTGAGTTACAGGGTCAGACTCTTAGGGATATTATTGGTCATTTGGAATCTGAGTTTATTAATACGGATTCATTTTCTGATGTTAAATAATCTTTTGGTAAATTAGTATTATTGTTTTATCTTTGTAAAAAAAATATATATGGAACCTGAAGAAGAAAATATTAGTGTGATGAATATTTTAGGAGATAATGTTTTGTTAACAAGGGATTATGGTAATTATCGTGTAACTAATGGAGGAATAACTGTTAATCCGTATCTTGATGGTGATTATCGTGGTTCTTCAATGAACAACAGAACGTATAATAAGGATGGTGAATTTGTTTTTCCTGAATTATTATTCAAGGTCCTTAAGAAGAGTTTACCTGGTATTAATTCAATTGTTATTAATAAGTTTGAAACTAAATTTACATATACTGTTGATAGTTTTGAATCTACCCCAACGTATTTGGTATATGTTGATGTTAGATACAATTGGGATTCAAGTGAGGTATTATCTCCTGAGAAGTTGGGTGATAAAATCAACATGTCATTTCCTATGATATATACTGACGTTAAGTTTGTTAAGTTTCATGTAAATACTGTTAAGGTTGAGAGACGTGATTACGAGAAAGAGTTTATGAATATCTTTGGGAAAAAATAATTTTTATGGGTCATAGATTGGATGAATTAAAAGTTTGTTATGTATGTGGTGAAAACAAACCTAGGTCGGAATATTATTTTGCTAAAAATAAAGTATCTTCTAAATGTAAAGAATGTGCCAAAAAATCTAGAGTTGAGATACGGAAGAAAAGAAAGGAAATTGAACCCCATTATAAAATCCTGTTAACCTTAAAGGGTAGAATCAAAGAGGACTTTAGGAAATATGATTATACAAAGTCAAGTGAAAAAACGTATGAGGATATTATTGGATGCGACGCCATTGTATTGAAGGAACATTTGGAGAAACAATTTGTTGATGGGATGAATTGGGATAACTATAGGGAGTGGGAGACCGACCATATATTTCCTTTAGGTAAATCTGAGAATCAGAATGAGTATGAGAAAAATTCTCATTATATGAATATACAGCCCTTATGGAAAAAGGATAATCGGGATAAAAGTAATAAATTGGATTATGTGAAAAAATAATTTTTTTTTCCGTTGTTCCAATCCCCCTACCCCCTTTTTTATTATATTTGCAATATGAAATTAACAAATAAACAATTGGTTAAGTGTAATGAGACATTAAAAGATTTTGTATGTCTTATCCCACGATATTTGGAAGTTAAGGACAATGATGAATTGTATGATATGTTCTTGTCTAGAAACCGAAACCCATTATTTGATTTAACCAATACCAAGTTTTGGGAAACAGGTTTATCCTCAAATGGAGCAAAGGTTAATGGGGTTAAAGTTGTAAAGGACCACTACATTCCCCGAAAGATTGCTATGGGATATATTATGGAAGAGTTAAGTAATAATCCTGAGATTAGTTTGAATGATTTTGTGTTGTTATGTAAAAAATATGCCTCTACTGTTTCTTTATCCGAAGATGAACATTCTCTAATTACGATTAGAGCCAAAAACACTGGCAAATGTAATTATGAGTTCTACTCTGAATGTGGAATTATTATTGAAGGAATGGATGACCTTGTTGTGAATTTATAAAAATTTTTAAGGTTTTTGCTTAAGAATATGTGGAATTAGATATTCGTATTTTGTTCCTAACAGAAAGTTAGTAATAAATTCTTTTTCTTCTTTGTGTATACCGATGGCCAATTTTATTTCGTCCTCGTATTGTGGACCATATGAGCTCCATCTGTAGTCTCTGATTAAATCATCTAACTTAATGAAATTATTATGGAAATCTTCATGTTTTAAATAAACATCTCCATCTTCAGTTTCTAACATATCTATATTTTCATAGTACTTGTTAAGGTAGTTATCTTCTCTAACGATATTTAAATCATTTTTGTCAGCATAATTAAATTCTGACTTAGATTCCATTAATACTTTAATTCTTTGGATGCTTTCATGTAGGTTCATATATATAAATATTTTAAAATTTTTTTTCCGTTGTTCCAATCCCCCTACCCCCTTTTTTGTTTTGGGATGTATTTATTATAAAATATTAATATGAAAAAAGTTATAACATTAACTGAATCAGATTTGGTTAAAATAGTTAAAAGAGTTGTTAAGGAAAATAGGTATGAAGAAAAAGATATTTTCATATCTGCCGGATTTAAGGGTGTTAGAAATAAAGTTGGTGAAACGGCTTCACCACAGAGTATTATTGAGTTATATAATGAGCATGTTGAAGGAGGTACCCCGTTGATGAAATATCTTGGACGTGATATCTTTTTGAATGTTAATGATGAGGAGGTTGATAAATATACAGTTCTTGACGAGTTGAATTATGTCCTTCTTGGTAAAGAAGATGAAGAAGAAGATGATAATCGTCAAAGCTTTAAGGAAACCGGTAGACATCTCGGATGGTTTAATCCAAGACGTTGGTGATGTAAAACAATATTAAATTATACAACCCCTCCGATGTGAGGGGTTTTTTATTTGGTATATATTTATTGTAATATGAAAAAGATTGTAAGATTAACTGAATCTGATTTGACAAGAATTGTTAAACGTATTATTCGTGAAAACGAGGAACAACAAATAACTGACGAGGTAACCAATATAATTCTTAATAACATATCAAAAGAAGATTTATTAACTCTTGGTAAACTATATAACTCTATTGGGGAAGATGAATTTAAAGACGTTGCTGAAGATGTTGTTGATAGTGTTATTGAAGGTGATACGGTTAGTGAATCAATAGGTTTTTCTAGAAGGGGTATTACTGTTGATACCGAAGCTGAAAAAAATAAACTTGAGCTTACAAAAATAATCACACGATTTGCAACTACAGTATTGTCTCTTATGACAGGAGCGGTTACTATTAATACCTTGAATCCACAACACCAAGACATTGATAGCGCAATGGTTGCTGGTATAATTACCGCCGCATTAGTAGGAACAAACTTATTAACAAGAATACCACATAAGATTGGTACTAAACCACTACCTAAAAAATTAAAAGATTCAAGAATGGCTAAATTGGTTGACTCTGAATTGAAAAATTTTGATGACCCAAGAAACACATTAATTCAAGACGCAATTAAACATTTAATGGATAAACGAATTCCTGAAACAGTTGCAAGACAATTTATTGAGAACTGGGAAGAAATAAATAATATTAAATTTGTAAGACCTCCTGAAAAAAGGGTGAAAAGGGCTAAATAATATTAGGTAGAATATGAAATACATTATCACCGAGTCTCAGAATTTACAAATGAGGAAAGTTAATTTCTTAAAGGATTATGTTGAGAACTTATTATCTGAATACGAATGGTTTAATGGTGATGTTGAGATAAAAACAAAAAATTGGAAATTTAGAAATGATACATATCCTGTATATCAAATTATACTAAATACAGGTGGTCGTAGTTATCACGCTTATGATGAGGGTTCAGATATTGAAGAAAAGATTGGAACCATGTTTACATTATTATTTCCTAAAGACAAAAACGGAGATTCCACTGCGGTGTGGGATGTTATTTTTGTATAAAATATTTTTTTCCCGTTGTCCCAATCCCCCCTACCCCTTTTTTATTTTATGATATATTTATTATTATGAACAATATAGAACAATACAAAAACAGATTTTTCAATTTAATGGAATCAACCATTGGTGATGTAAGACCATTATTATCTGAGGCAATTATCGAAAAAAAGGCTGAAGAAGATACATGGTGTAAATCAAATTTAACTGACCCTGAAAACCAAATATGTCTTATTAAAACACCATCAAGTGTTGATAAAATGACTTGTCAATCACAAACAGGTAACATTGCAAGAGGAAAGGGTTATGTTACTGCAATTAAGATTGATATCGGAGAAACCAATTTTTGTAAGGCGGTTTGGGAAAAAATGAAATAAATTTATTATTAGATGATTAACCCCTCCTATAAAGAGGGGTTTTTTATTTATAAGGTATTTATTGTAATATGAAGTATATTATTACCGAAAGTAAGTTAAATGAGGTTATTAAGAAGTACATGGATGCTACCTATGGTGATGTTGAAATGAACATTGACAAAGATGATGGGTATATTCATTTCTTTAGTAGGAGAGACGTTGATAGTAATGGTCACTCTGTAAGAATTGCCCACAGAAATAATCACGGGACATTATGGATTGATTATTCTTTTTTTGAAAAGATGCGTGTTTTATTTGGAAATTCGGTGGGTGAAGGTATTGAAAAATATTATTCCGATAAGTTTGGAATAGAAATTAAGAGAATTAACATGGAATTTTAAAAAGTTGATATATTTATATATAAATTAAAATATTATGAAAAAAGTTATAAGATTAACAGAATCAGATTTGATAAGATTAGTTAAAAGAGTAATTTCTGAACAAGTACCAGATGACGGATTGTTTTCAGAAGATGAAAAATACATGTTAAAAAAGGACATTGAGCAATTCCGTGACCAAATTTCTATGGTTAGAAAAGAAAATTTTGAAGAAAAAAAAGAACAAATAAAAACAACTTTAATTTCTATGAAAAACAAACTGAGGTTATTAATTAATCGAACAATTGATAAAGTTAAAGGTAAGATTGATGAAAAACAAATAAATAACTTAAAACGAAGAGCCGAATTATTGAATAAAAAGTTAGAAGAGTTAGAAACAACTGGTAAAGTTTTTACAAAAGAAGAAAGAAGACTGATACTTTCGGAGATGGTTGCAATTTTAGGATTGATTGTTGGGTTACCAATCTTATCAAAATTAAATTTACCTAAAGTTTCTACTTTACTTATTCCATAATTATAATTTTTAATATTATATTAACCCTACCCACAAAGTGGGGTTTTTTATTTAACGATATATTTATAGTAAACAAACAAATTATGAAACATTTATTAAATAACTTAACGGAGGAAGAAAAGAACTCCATACGTGGTCAACATACAGGGGGAATGAATGTTGTTACAGAAAACTTTTCAAAATTGATTAACACCAAGTCGGGAGATGTAAAATTATTTTTAAAAGAGGACGAAACTGCAACTAAAACAGAATCGAGACAAATTAATAGAATACTTGATGATATCTTGTCTAGTTTTGAATTTTCAGAAAAAGGAAATGATGAATTAATTGACTTGGCTAATTTTATCATGGAAAAACCTGAAGTTGTTGGAAATTTGATATTGAGTAAATTGAAAAAAGGTTTCGGAGCGAATCAAGACGATGATAAAGGATTCGGAGTTTATACAACAAAAAGAGACGATTTAAGAGGTCTTGAAGATAAACTAAGAAATCAAATGTAAAAATAAATATTATAATTTTAAAACCCCATTCATTTGTTTGATGGGGTTTTTTGTTTTATATTTGTCCCATGGATTTATCTAATTACACAATAGAACAACTTGTTGAATTGAAAGACAAGATTAATAGTGAAATCTATTCTTTTGAAGACGGATATTTTTATATCTGTAAAATTCATTCCTATGGAAGAAGTTGGGAAGATAAAGGTATAACAAACCCATATACTCTTCAAGAGTTATGTAATCAGTATGATGGTGATGAGGGTATTCTTAATGTTTACACAAACAACCCTGATTTGAATATTTATAACTATGGTGACGTTAAATTCGTTCCCACACGTGAGGACTACGAGAAATGGTACAAATATTCATATGTAAAACGACAAATTCCTAATATAGAAAAAGAATTGGAGGAATGGGAAAACCGAGATAATGTTCCATTTAATCGTCGTCCATTATTTGCTCCCATCTATTCAGTTGAAACTTTAGAGGAGTATAAGAAAGAAATGTCCGAACTTGAGGGAACATTTGTGGAACCTGTTAATCTTGGTAGATATCTTGACGAAGAAGAGTAATTTTTTTGTTTTATAATGTATTTATAATAAAACATTATCATGAAAAAAGTAGTAAGATTAACTGAGTCAGATTTAGTAAGATTGGTTAAAAGAGTAATTCTTGAGCAACCACAAAATCCTGGTTTTTACGATGAGTTAAGAAAAAAAGGTTATAAAATGAAACAAAATTGGAGAGATTTTGCTTTTACAGACCAAAAAATGTATGGAGAAATTAAAGAAGCTACAAAATTCTTTAACTATGAACCTGATATGATAGTATTTTTTGAAAACGTAAATAAAGGTCCAGCACCAATAAGATTTATAACTGATGGTGAAAAAGTATATTTTTTAGAATACAGTTACCCTTCTCAAGTAAAAGAAAACTTCCCAAATCCTTTGGGACCATTTAAGGTTAATGTAATTAAAAAATATTTATAATTTTTTTTACAAGAATATTTAAACCCCACCACGAGTGGGGTTTTTTGTTTTACAATGTATTTATTAATATGAACAATATTGAAAATTATAGAAAAAGATTTTTCAATTTAATGGAATCTACCATTGGTGATGTTAAACCTTTAATTTCGGAACAAGACCCACCATTTGATGTTAGAAAAATTAATCAATCTGATTATATGCCTAAATCAGATTATTTGGGTGCGGGTGGGCAATTCCAACAAAACAACACTCGACAAATATCAAAAAAAACAATTGAAGACAACCCTGATTTAAAATTAAAACGTGATATAGAACTAGCTAATGCAAAAATAAAAAAAGATTTTGAATCACTAAAAATTAAATATGCTCAAGAAATACCATATAAGGAATATTATACATCTCAAAATAGTTTATTTCAAAAATGGGTTCAACAAAAAATAAAAAATTTAAACCCTACACAATACGCTAAATCAAATTTTTTAAATAAAAGCATTAATTTTTTTAAAAAATATTTTGATTATAAATCAAAACCTGAAATTATTAATAAAATAATTACAATATCAAAAAAAAATGGAGTTCCTGTTAGTGAGGATAAAGTAAAACACGAGATTGATAATCTAATTAGTACATATTTACCATCTATATCATTCAAATTAGATTTTAACTACAATGAAAAAAACCCTAATACAATGATGTATGTTTATCCATCATTAGTTGATGGAATTGTATATATATGTACCTTTTCTGACTATCTCTTTGGTGAGGGTTATAAGTTAGACAATCCCGGAATATGGGAAGAATCTGTTTTACATGAAATTGGTCATTTAGTTGACGGATATTTTAATGAAAATGGAATTAAATTCCACTCTTCAGATAATGGGATAATAAGTTCAAATAAAAAATCAGAATATCCACATAGTTTATCATCATCTAATTCGTCCTCATCATTTTTAGACTTTGATAAAATTTTTCCTGACCCTGATTCTGATACCCAAATAGATTATAGGGTTGATAAACAGGAACAATTTACGAGATTTAAAGTTTTGTTTGACACACTTTCAAAAAAAGGACTTAAAATTAATTCAAATTTAAACAAATTTATTGATAGTTTTAAACAATGTTTGTACGATTATACAATTATGATTGGTTATGATGGATGTGGAACAAAAATTGAGAATGGAATTTTAATTCTTGATGAAACGTGTGAAAGTTTGAATTCGGTAGAGTCTAAGAAAGATTTTTTGCCAATATATGTCAATACGTATAATAATGCATCATTTTATTGGTTATTTAGTTACTACACGACTATTGATATTATCAAACCTACACGATATCCTGAAAAAAATAAAATTAAATATTCAATCGATTTAAATAAAATGTACAACGGTTGGAAAAATGAGTATGTAATGAATATTCCTGATAAACAAAGTCAAGATATAATACCTGATTTCCCTACCGCTTAATTAATTTATATGTCTGATAATTTTTCACAAAAAGTAATTGGTTTAATTGATAAAGGAGTTTCTGTTATGGAAATCTCCAAGTTTTTTGGTGGTTTGGAACAATTCATTCAAAAAGTTTCCCAATATCCATATTTAAAAGCATTGGTTGATTCAAAGTTAGGTGGTAATATTGAGTTCTATCTTGACGATTTGTCCAAAAGGTACCGACTTCCTGTTCAAATAAAAGCAGTTGAAGAGGCAGACGACTACTTTGGAGAAATGTATGACGTTTATGTTGATGTAATAATACCTGAAGTTACTGATGAAGTTGATATTGCAATCTTATATAATTATTTGAAAATGTATGAGGATGATACTGCGGATGAATGGGCATTATTGAGTGATAAAAAACTTAATTCAGGTATGACAATGGTACATGTTCTATCAATCAATGGTATTGATTGGAGAGATATGAAACGAGTGATTAATACAACAGAAGAAGACGTTGAAGAAATAATCCCTGACGAATACGAAATATAATATATGAGTAATTTACGTCCCAAATACAAGGCGTTTTCTAAAGTAATGTCCGTTTATTTTAAGTCAAAAGAGATTCACGGATTAATAATTTATCATGATGACAAATATACTGGTGTTTATTTGGATAATGAACTAATTAAGGTTCCAATCTTAAAGATAAAAAATCCAAATAACATTCCGTTTTCATACAATGCACTCAGCTCTTTACTTGATGATGAATTAGATACTGTTGGAAATTTTGCCAATGTATCAATTAAATCATATCAACGTCCATCACTTATAGTATTAAATGATTTCAATAAAGGAGAGTTTTATATTCCTAAAGAAAATGAAAAAAAATTAAGGAAATGTTTAAATACAGATACCGTTGAGATAAAATACAGAGATAATAACAGCATAATATATACAATATATGGAAAATATATTGTTGATGATAACTTTGAAATGTATTGGGAAAGTAGTGAATCTTTTAGAATAGACATCACTTTTGAAATTGAAAAAATATTTGTTGATGACCTTGTTAGAAAGGTTCATCATTTTATGGAAAATTATGATGATATGGTTCACTTGGTTTATGACATAAAGTATGATAATGATGAATTGTTTGAAAACCCTGTATGGGATTGTATTATAGAAAATTTGGGTCAATATAAAACAATGATAAACAGAGACTGGCAATATGTTGATGTGAACATTATTGTATCTTAATATATTTATTAGTATGAACAAAAGTTATAGTAAAATAAGACACATACAAAAGTTAAATCAACTTTTAGAAAATAGAATAATATCTGAACAAGAAGATTCTACAATTACATCTGGTAATACTCAATCAAGTACTACAGGGACTACTGGTAATACTCAAACAGTAACAACGGGTGTTACAACTGTTGAACATTATAAACGTAGATTTTACGGATTAATGGAGTCATCGATTGGAAATGTTAAACCATTATTGTCTGAGGATTATAAACCATGTCCTAACGAAAAATACACGGTTACAGGAACAAAAGTCCTTAAGACAAAGGAAGAATTAAAACAATATCTTATTGAAAAAAAACCATCAGACCCAATAACTGTTGAGAGATATTGTAATGAAAAACCAGTTGATTCTCGTTACGCAGAGTTAAATTCAAAAAATGAAGTTGTAATTAGTGATGAAACTATTTATGAATAAAAAATTTTATAAAAAATAATTTAAACCCATCTATCAGATGGGTTTTTTATTTCATTTTTTTTCTTTTAAGACTATATTTATTAATAAAACATTTTTATGAGCAAAAGATTTTTAATCACCGAAAACGAAAGAAACAGTATATTATCATTATATACAAAAAAAGGGATAATCCTTGAACAAAAAAAGGAACCTCCTAGAAAAGATGCCCTTAAAACAGAGGTGGTAAACACTGGTGAAAATGAAAATAAACCTTTTGAATTTGGTCCATTTAATAGTAATACTGTTCCAGACGAATCATTCGCCGGGCGTATTGGTGTTGTAATCTCAAGTGGAAATTTATATTACATCAAATATGATAGAAATAAAGGTGGTTATACAACTAAAGGTGCTGTAGATATTAGTGGAAAACCTGAAGATTTTACTGTTGATTTAAACACAAAAACAGTGACAAATAATCAATTTATTACTAATATGTCGATAGTAGAAACATTTGGAGGTTTTAGTTCAGTTTTAGACAAACAAGTTAAACCAGGAATATATCAGGTACTTCCAAAATTTCCCAAAGGTTTTCAAACAATCATGATAAACTATCCTGAAAATAACGCACCTCCTCAGATAGATAAATTTGACCCTTATTTATGTTCTGTTGTATTGGACGCTAAGAATATTGAAATCCTAAGTCGAGACGGGGTAAATAAACGAGTACCTAGTAATTCATCAACAATAAATTTATTACAATATTATGTACCAAAAAGTAAAGAAGAGTGGTATGTTATGAGAAACAACCTTGATTCGAAAAACACTTACACACAAATAGACTTTAGTGACTGGTCATTTAGAAAATTTAAAAGAAAAAATATGGCAATTTTTTTAAGTGATTGGTGGCCCAATTCGTCACATGGAAAAACAGTAGACCCTACTCCTATTCCACCACCTAAGCCTGTTAGTATTAAAATTTCTTTAGATATAAAAAATCCTTTTACATTTGATACAACAAATTTAGAAGGAACTGGCCCCCAAGACTTAGAAAATTTCATAAACGACGTAAAAAAACAAAAAAGAATGTATGGTGAAGATGTTTATAATGACTATATTAATTTTTTGAATAACTATAAAGATGAAAAAACAGGTCGAAAGGGTATTTTAGTAACTACTTCAGCGTCTATTGATAGAGACCCTAAGTTACCAACTGCGGATTCTAATGCAGATGGGTCAACATTTCCAGGTTGTGAAGTTCCAGGAGGAAGAACTAGAAACTCTTACAATTTTTGTTTATCTGAAGCAAGAGCTCAAGTTATTTTACAAAAATTAAACTCTGACTTACCTGAAATTACAAATTTTGTTCCTAACCCGATTGGTGAAACTGACATGTATGATAAAAATGCAAAATGGCCAAAAGTAACAGGAACTGACGAACAAAAAAAGGCTCAAACTGCGATAAATAGACGTTTAATAATTACTCTTCCTGAATACAATACAAATTTACCTACTAATTAATAGTAGGTAAATTTTTTTTAACGGTTGCAAAATTACAAGATATAAAAATTGTTGTTTTAGAGTCATTAATTTTTGCGGAAATTGATACAAACCCTTTACCACCTCCCTCCTCAATATAATCGTATCGTTGAGCACATTTATGCATGTATGACCTATCCCAGCACATAATGGCAATTTTAGCCATTTCTTCATAGGTAACTTCCTCCAAAGTCCACGACATAATATTTTCAGTTAAAATAGTAACCGAGTTAGGTGCACAATTGTTATGACTCTTAATACCTGTAAGTTTTTCAGATTCTTTTGATAATGAAGTTCTGAACTCATCGGTAAATAAAACTTTTAAATCGGGATGATATAAACTTGAACCTTTTTGTAGGATTGAAGTCTGCTTACAGGTAATACTTTTATACATTACATCTGACCACAATAAATCAACAACACCCAAAGAATCACGGTATTTGTTTAATTCTTCAAATACTAAACGCTCAAGACGTTTGTTATCAAAATTGTTGTAGTCAATATCTTGAGCAGTTACAGAGAATGTAAGTAAAGAAGTGATGATGATTATTAGTTGTTTCATAGGACAAATATAATACATTTTATTTACCACACAAAATTATTATAAAATATTTTTTATATGTTTTTTACTATTTATAATATATGAAGTACATTATAGACCAAAAACAATTAGAAAAAACAAAAAATTTAATTCAAGGATTAATAAATTCTAAATTAGATAGTTTAAGGGAAGAATCTGAAGAATGGGGAATGGGTGAAATGGATGAATTGCACGAATTAGAATCTGTTGATAAGATTGAGGTTGTTGATGTTGTAATGTCAGGTAAGATAAAAGTTCTCATTAATATTTACAGAACTCAGTTAAGAGATGATTTTGATAATATCAGGGCGGAAATTCAATATAGAATAGAAGATTTGTTACCCAATATTGAATTATATATAAACGATATTATTGATGAAAGGAAATTTGGTCCTGGAATTGATTGGTAAAAAACCTAATAATTAAATTTTTTCACTATATTTGTAATCTAAAATAAAAACAATATGACACTAAACAATTTCCCTGACGAAGACTATTACAACCAAGAAGTTTATGACGATGGTGAATTGTTAGATGAATGTGATGATTATTGTGGAAGTTAACTATATTTATATAGTATAAAAACTTATTATTATGAAATTTAACAACCTTTGGTTAAAATTACAGGAAATTGATGAAATCAATATCACTGTTAAAGTCTTAGCATTTATAATTCTTTCAATTGAATTGGATTGGTCTGCAAAAAAAGTTTCTTTTACTGTATTGAACTTTAATTGGTCAAACAAGTAATTTTAAACCCCTTATAAAAGGGGTTTATTTTTTTAAATTTGTTTTTATTTTTATTTTATGACACAAGAACAAAAATCACAATTGTATAGTAATCTTCTAATGCAACATACCCGTTTAGATAATCAAATTAACGAAATTAAGTCAGAACATTTTGAAATGAATGATGAGCAAATGGGAAGAATCCGTGTTTTACAATCTAAACAAGGACAATTGGTTGCTCAGATGCAACAATTGATGCAGGGTTAAACCATTTAGGGATATCTCTATTTTTCCATTTAGCAAAATCTTTCTTAGCACCGTTATAATAGTTTCTATATGATTCTATAACGTCTGTAACTTTATATTCATCGGGCATTGCTTTGGGTGGTTCAGTAAATCCTTTGTCACAAATATTTAATTTATTTGTAATACACCACTCAATTACATCCTGTGATTTATGACGTTTTCCGTATCTATAAGTGTATTCCTTGCATAATTCAAGTCCTAAGTCACAAAGATAAAGATAGTTTGATAATGACTCTCTAACCCATATTGAACAAGGGTGGTTTTTGTGTGATAACTTGTACGGTACTTGGTCGGTACTTGGGCGGTACTTGGTGGGTGCTTGGTGGGTTACATGGTGGGCTCCACATAATAGTTGTGCAGTCTCAAGTATCATCTTAACCACGTGTTTATCACAATGGTATTCTGCACATTTTTTTGTATCCCAATCCAAAAAGAAAATATTCATAATGCTAATGTAAACAAAAAATCCCACAAGACGTGGGACATTTTGAAAAATAAATGAAATTGTATTAGTTTACCGATACAACTTCTAAATCAAAGATAAGTTTCTTACCTGCTAGTGGATGGTTCATGTCCAACACAACAGTTTCTTCTTTAATTTCTCTAACTACAACATTAACTGGTCCAAGTTGGTTTTGGCCCTGTAACATATCCCCAGTTTTAACACCTTCAGGGACTTGTGATAGTGGTATTTCACTCATTAATTGAGGATTAACATCTCCGTAAGCATTTTCTGGTTCAATTTCAATTGTTTTGATTTCGCCGGCGGTCATATCAATTAATCCGTTTTCAAATCCTGGGATTAATTGTCCTTGACCTAAAGTTACTGTAAGAGGTTCTCTACCCTCAGCTAAAGATGTGTCGAATACTGAACCATCTTCTAATTTACCTGTGTAATGAACAGATACATTATCACCGTTTTTAATTTTTTCCATATTCAAGTATAATTAACCTTTTTAATAAAAACAACTTTTTTTATTTTTTTTAGTATTTATATATTAGTATGAAAAGAATTAATTTAACCGAAAATGATATTTTTAACATTGTTAATAAGGTTATTGCTGAAGAATCTAAATTAACTAAAACTCCTGAAGAATTAATTAAGAGGTTTTTATATGGTGATAATTCAATCAGACCAAAGATACCTGGTATGAAAAACAGAACTTTTACAATTGTTGAAAAAAGAGGTTTAACTAAAGAATCGTTCCAATTTATTGTACAGGATGTAGAATTTATTGCGACAAGTAAAGGGTCAAGCGCCCTTATAAAGGGATATGTAAAGGGTCAGACAAGTGACCCGTCACAACAAACAATTTTAGAATATATTTGTAATAGTTATGGTGATTTTGTACTTAAGGAATATGAGGGACTTGACGAGAATGATGTTAAAAAACAAAAAACCCCAAAAGTAAAAAGTGATTCAGACGGAAGTTTTAAAAATAATGTTAAACAAGGTATTGGAAACGTTAAAAATAAATTTCAAGACGTTACACAAAACACTAAAGAAAAAGTTCAAAACGCTAAACAAGGAATTCAAAATGTTAGACAGGGAATTCAAAACTTTAAAAGGGGGATGACAAAATGAAGACAAAATTTGAATTACTATCTGAAGAAACTAATAGGATTTTAGAATTAAATTCAAAAATTAATAAAAGGATTTTTTTAAACGAGTCGACTCCTAGAAATTTAACTGTAACTGTAAAGGATAATAAAGGAGAATTAATTGTTGGTGCAACGGTTTACGACCCTGATAACGCTAATAAAGTAAACGGAGCAACTGATACAAATGGTAATGTTGTATTAAAAAATTTTAGTGGAGATAAAATAACAATTGCCTTTGTAGGTTTCGAAACACAAACAGTTACTATTGATAATTCAAAAACATCTGTTGAAGTTATTTTAAAACAAGGTAGTGAATTGAACACTGTTGCAATTACCGCCACAAAAATGGCAAAAATACAGGTTATTGATTCAAAATCAAAAAAACCAATAGGTAATTTAAAAGTTATTCTTACAAACAAAAAAGATGATAGCTCAAAAGAAGTTTATACTGATGATAATGGAATTTTTAAATTTGATTATGATACGTATAAAACATTAGTTAATGTTGGTAATGAAATTTCACGAAAAGTTTTTAATTTAGAAAAAAAAGAAGGGGAAACAATAGAAATAGATAAAATTTTTAAAACTATTAAATTTGAAAATTATATTCAAGTTAAGTTACAATTAAAAGATTCCCAAACTAAAGAACTAATAGAAATTACTGACGATGTTTTAGATAATATAAGGATTATTGTTGATGATGACACAGCAATTAATAGTAAAGTTGATATAAATAAAAATTTAACTGAAATAGGTGGTTATGAAATCCTTTTAGATTTTAATCCGTTATATATTTCTGATTCTACAAAATTAATAGTTAAGTTAAATGGATATTTAAAAAGTAGTGTTCCATTAATATCAAAGCCTACAGGTCCTGTTGTTGTTACATTAACTAAAGAACCTGAACCAGTGGAAACCGCAAAACTACCTAAGGGTATAAAATTAGGGATGGTATATGAATCTGAAGAATTATATGATGTGATGCAAAGATGGTTAGGACTTTGTGGTACAAAATATTGGGAAAAATAAAAATTAATGTATATTTATAATAAAACAAAAAAAAATGAAAAAAGTTGTAAGATTATCAGAATCAGAATTAACTAGATTAATTAAAACAGTAGTTAAAGAAACTAAAAGAAATAGAGTTAATGAAGATGTTGAAAACTTCTTTAATCCTGAAGCCATGAGTACTGGTGGAGCAATTGCAACAATGGTTGGAACAACTATTGCACTTTTAGGTATTGCAGGATGGGACTATATTAAAGATTTTTATAGTCAATTAAGAAATACTGAAGGAAAAGAACAAGAGGCAATGGAACTTAAGTCTATCATCCAAGATTACGAAAGTAATCAAATGAATTCAGATGAAGAAGAATATAATTCTTATGATTCTGATGAAAATTTTACAGGTATGGAAACTCCTATGGGTGACATGCAAGATGAAGAACCAAGAGACCCAATGGCTGAGAGTATCAGAAGACACATTAGAAGACGTTAATTTTAAAAAAAATAATGAAAAACTCCCAATCGGGAGTTTTTTTGTTTATATTTGTAGAACAATTAACACCAACATCACTATGAAAAACTTAAAACTAAAATTGACTTCAGCAATGTTCGCTCTTGTATTATCAGTTGTATTAATGATTAACTCACCATCATTACCTGTATTTGTTTTAAGTGTTGGTCTTATCCTATTACAGACAGTCTTGTGGGGTAAGTTGATGAAAGAGATTAAAGAATAAAAAAATCCCCTCTAATGAGGGGATTTGTGGTTTATATTAATTTACAAAATACTTATTAAAAAGTATTTATCAGTATGAGGAATTTATTAACTGAAGTTAGTAAGATAAAAAATAATATGGGTTTGACAGAAGCTGACAAACCAAAGTATAGCCCTGAGGTTAAATCTCTCGTTGCAATTTTAAAAGACAACAAAGTATATAGTGCTCAAATTCAAAAATTTATTAATAAGATTGAAGAATATTCAAAAGAAGGGTTAGTTGATTTTGGATTACTTACAAGAGGTATTTTAAAAACTTTGAAATTAAAAGGTAATAAGGATATTAATGTTTTTGAATTTTTTAAACAACTAACTAAGTCATTAGAAAAAAGAAAAACTAAAAAAGAAGTTGTTAGTCCCGAAGAGGAACCGTCAATTTTAGATAAAGACATTTACAAGAAAGAAATATTTTTCTTACAGGTTGAACTTTTAAAATTACAAGAATGGTTAAAACAAACAGGTAAAACTGTTATTATTGTTTTTGAAGGGAGAGATTCAGCAGGTAAAGGTTCAACAATTAAAAAGTTTACTGAAAACTTAAATCCAAGATATTATAAAGTTATTGCTCTTGGCATTCCGACACCTGACGAAAGAAAAAACTGGTGGGATAGATACAGAAATCAAATTGAGAAAGGTAAGATAAACTTCTTTGATAGAAGTTGGTATAATAGAGGTTTAGTTGAACCTGTAATGGGTTACGGTTCTTCAGAAGAGTATGAGGACTTTATGGATAATGTTCAGGACTTTGAAGAATCATTGGTTGTTGATGGTGATTATCTATTTAAACTTTGGTTCTCAATAGATAAAGAAACTCAGGCTAAAAGATTTGATTTCAGACAAAAGTCACCATTGAAATATTGGAAGTATTCTGAGAATGATGAAAAGATGCAAGATGTATGGGAAAAGTTCACAGAGTATAAACAAAAACTTTTTGATAAGACATCAACAGTTAACCACCCTTGGGTTGTTTTAGATTCTAATGATAAGAAAATTTCAGGTTTAAATTCAATTAGATACGTTTTACAAAATATTCCTTACGATAATAAAGACGAAGATGTTTTAAATAAAGATTTTCCTGAAGCAATGACGGTTTTAAAACCAAATGTTAACGAACAATCAGTTTTTGATGATGTGAATAAAATTATGGGTATAAAACAAAATCAAAACTCAGATACTTTTTGGGATGACGTTAACAAGTTGACGGGTGCTAGTGATAAATCAAAAGAAGGTGTTATTGACGGCGCTAAGAAAATGGTAAAAACAATAAAACCAATAGAAAAAGACAATTTAACTAAAGATGATTTAATTGTTGCCGCAACCATATGGGGGGAGGCTAGAGGAGAAGGTTCTGAAGGAATGAAAGCAGTTGCAAATGTTATTAGAAATAGAGCAGATAGTCTAAAAAAATCGCCAAAAGATGTTGTTTTACAAAAAAAACAATTTTCAATTTGGAATGATACAACTACTGATAATTTTTTAAATAAGATAAATAAATCTATTTTAAAAAACCCTAAGGATGGTTCCGCTTGGGAAACCGCTCAAAACCTTGTTAAAAATTATATTAAAAAGAAAGGTACTGATAATACAAAAGGTGCTGAATTTTACCATACAACGTCAATTAAACCAAGTTGGGATTATTCCAAATTAAAATACACTACAACAATCGGAAATCATAAATTTTATAAACCAATTGTTTGATATATTTATAAGATATGAAAAAGTTTATTATTACAGAAAGTCAATTAGAATACATCGTTAAAAGACACATTAACGAAGATGCGAGATATGTAATGTCTTTTGACGAATTTATGAGACATAAAAACAAAGACCAACAATATAAGTGTGGTTATGAAAATTTATGTTTTTTAATTCATGATGGGAATTACCAAATAGATTTGGATGAAAAATTCCATGAAAAACACAAAATTCCTAATGGAGTTGGTGGAACAATTTACCACGATGGTAATAATACCTATTTCTGTCCTGACTTTGGTGACGACAGACCACAAAGAACTATTCAGGTTTATTAAAACTCAAATTGGTGTTTAAATTCGTAACCTGTTGAGGATTCTTCAACATTCATACGAAAATCTAGTTCTATAGTTTGGTTTTCATTGTTAATTATAAATGTTCCCTCAGAGCCTTCATTTATTTCCCATCCACCATGATTTTGTTCCAAAATGTTGTATAACTTATTTTCCCAAACCGCTGTAAATTCATAATGTTTGTCATCACTATCATTGATTAGACCAACGTCATCAATATAACCTGAATCACCATCACCGCTAAAATTAACACTAATTTTAAGTTTACCATCTTCTTTCCACTGAACCATATCTTCAAGTAATTCCTTTTCGTCAATTTCAAACTCTTGGTAATATGATTCATAACCCATAGTTTGAATATTTTCTTCAATTATTAAAGTTTTGTCTGTTGTTGAATACTCACATGACACCGTTGCTCTAGAATCACCATCACCTTCTAATGAATCTAAAACTTCATCTTTAATAGTGTCAAAAAAATTATCTAAAAAATCAAATAATTTATTAGGTATAATATCATAAGCTCCACCTTTATTAGTCCAAGGTGAGAAGTGATAATCAACATTCCCGTCGTAATCAACATAAAAGTCATTACTGACACGAGTAAGACCATTACTTAATAGGATATAATGTAAAAGTTTAAAATTTTTTATAGTTTCAGGGTTATTTAATAATTCTTTCATAATAATAAATATCAATCATCAATTTCTAACTTCATGGTTTTAATCATCCATAAAGGTCTTTGTTTATTTTCTAATGCTAACACCCATTCTTTTGCCGATGGGATATATCCGTTACAATCTTCCATTACATGTTGTTCACCAACATAACGGGTGTATACAGTTTTCCCATCACTATTTTTAAATTCAGCACCAAAACGTTGTTCCATTTCAAATATACCCTCAGAGTGGTGTCGAAACATTCTGTGTGATGAATGTCCGTACCAACCTTTTGTTTCATCTAACCATTCGTGTAAATGGATATAATCTTCCCATTTCCCTCCGAATTTTTTAACGGATGATTTTGCATGGATTATTGGATGCGCCATAATTTAGTGTTCTATAGATGTTGTTAATATATAATCCTCAGGAAGTGAAAGACTTTTGATAGTATGTAAGACAAGAATTTCCAGGCCTTCCGGAAAAAGTTCGATAGCATATTCATAATTTGATGGGTATAATTTAACTGATAAAATATTTTTTTTCTGACTAATTGAATGAGAAAATTCCGTAACTTTGATTTCGGAATTTTCACCAAACCATTGGTCGATGTCTTGTTTATTTGTTTTATTTAAGACTTTTTCAAAAAAACTCTTTTTCATAATTATATATACAAAAGAAATATAAGATATTTATTGTTAAGATGAAAGTAAATTTATATGATAAATCTAGTGGACTTGGTTCTGAACAAATAAATGTTATTCAGGACTTCTTGAGATTTTGTCAAAAAAACTCTCCACTTAAGACAGACATTGACATTCATCTTCTTGGCGAACGTTTTGGAGGAATGACTACAGGTGGTGAAATTCCTGGTAAAATTAAAGTTCTTGCTGGTGGAAGAATGTTAATTGACATTTTAAGAACTGTTGCTCACGAATGGGTTCACGAGTTTGCTCGTCAAAGAAATATCAAGTTGAGAGGGTATAATACCACATCTCAAGAAAACTTCTCAAACTCTGAAGCTGGAATTATGATACGTATGTACGAAAAAAGTAATCCGCAATTAACTGAGTTGTTGTATAATTAAAAAAGATTATGTATATTTGTCCTATGGATAGGGACTTTCAATGGATACGTAAGGTAATTGGTTCGATTACCCACTTTGGACAAATTCAATCTGCCGAAAATCTGATTGATTTTTATGTTAAAAAGTATCAAGATTCTGAAGAATTAATAAAATATTCTTTGGACTTTGATTGTAGTATTGTCTTTTTAAATAAAAGTTTAATCAGTAAGAAAACAATTCTTGAATTATGAAAGAAAAACTAAGTGATTTTATTTGGAAATATTTTAAAAATCCCGTTAGAAACTTTTCTACATCTGTCGGTAATTTAATTAAGTGGTTTCCTGTGATTTGGAAAGACCGTGATTGGGACGACCATTATATTTTTGAGGTATTCAAATTTAAGTTAGAAAAACAGTCTAAGTACATTAAAGAAAAAGGATTTCACGTCAATTCAGAACTTGACGCTAAAAGGATGATGTTGTGTGTTAAACTGATGGAAAAAGTTCAGGAAGAGTTTTATATAATGGAATATATGGACTACGAGGATAAAGATTTTTTCTTTGTTCCAACAGGTGATGATATTGAAGATGTATTGGGTGGTTATTATATGGAGACACTTTTGAAAAAAGAAAACTTAAATGATTTTTTCAAAAAATATCCATTGGTTTACAAGAAAATTGTTACTGATAAAAAATATCATATTTTTAAAATCGACAACGAGGACTTAACTTCATACGAAGTTAAATCAAGAATTGCCTTGAATATTGGAAGATACAATCACGAAAGAGCAAGGAAATTACTTTTCAAAATCTTGAGTGAAAATATTGAAAGTTGGTGGAACTAGTTTATAGTTTCACTTTCTTCAGTAGTTTCTGTTACTTCTTCTACCTTAGGTTCTTCAGAATTATCTTTTGATTTTCTATATCCTAAAAGAGTTGCTCCGATTCCAACAAGAATTATTGATTGTGTTATAACGTCAATATCCTTGTTTAAAAACATTTTATCAATACAACCCATAAGGAATGTCAAACCTCCGATAAAAACAATATAAAGACCCGCAGTTCCACTTCCTGATGTTTTTCCTGAACTATTGGAAGTCATCTCGGCGAATGAAAACTGTTTAATGTTCCCAATTTGTTTTTTAATGTATTCTTTCATTTTATCTCCCTTGTCCTTTGTAAGGTTTTTTGTAATTCTTACTCCTTTTATTGGATGTAAATTTCTTTGATGATTTACCTGATTTTTTAACTCCGAATGATAACTTCGTTGAACCTGTTGATTTAGCTGCCATTATTTCATTTATTTAGCAATAAGTATATAAGTTTTTTAAAAAAATTAATATTTATAAATAAAATGAACTTTGTTCATAAACTTTAAACCCACGTTAATGGATAATGACGAAAATGAAACGAATTCTAAAGGAAAATGTTGCCACTTATTGCCTTATGCTCGCAATGTTTTTCAATCCACTAGGATTCGACATAATGTTCAAAGTAATTTTAGACTACACAAGTTCTTATTGGATTACCACAGGAATTTTCTATTGTATTTCAGCATTATTCTTTGGGTTGTATTTCTCATTACGAACTAAAAAATGAATATCAAAAAACTAATCAAAAAAGTTCTTACAGAATCAGTAGAAAAACCACTTATTTCGGAACACCTTAATTATCATATAACAAATGAAATTCCATTGAATGATAATATCTTTAGATTTGGTTCTGAGGAATTCTTTAATGTTATTAACGAAGCTCGTGAGTTATATTATGAAGGAATGGTTGAATTAAATGAGGATGATGTTGAACTTGTTGAATCTGATTTTGGAACACAAGTTAGATTATCAAGTGGTAGAGTTGTTTACTTGGATACTCCGATGGAAGAATCATTTATTTCTGAAGCTGAGTATAACGGAAAGAAAGTTGAACTTGGTAAACCAAGAAGAAATAGTGGTGGTGGTAAGAAATATGTTGTCTATGTTAAAAACCCATCAACAGGTAGAGTTAAGAAAATTTCATTTGGCGATGTTAAAGGTGGTTTAACTGCTAAGGTGTCAAATCCTAAAGCTCGTAAATCATTTGCCGCAAGACATCAGTGTTCTAAAAAGAAAGATAGATTGAGTGCTGGTTATTGGGCATGTCGTTTAAACCGTTTTGGTTATTTGTGGGGTGGTAAAACTTATCCAGGATTTTGGTAATATGAAACCGTATAAAGATAGAAAACTAACAGAAACTTCAAAGATTAGAGTTTTTAAATCAGATGTTGATAGTGGTGAACTACAATGGCATCGTGATAGAGAAGATAGATTGATTGAAGTAGTACAGGGTAAAGGATGGAAATTCCAAATGGATAATCAATTACCAATAGAGTTAACTGAAGGACAAGTATTATTAATCCCTGAAGGGACTTATCACAGAATATTCAGAGGAACGTCTGATTTAGAATTAAAAATTGATTTTATTTAGTAATCCTATCAACGATTAAATCCATAAGTCGTTTTAAGAAATTACCTGAAATTGTTATCAATCCAAACGCCGATAATGATTTAACTAACATTTCAGTATCTCTCATATCCCACACACCTTCAGAAACGGCATCATATATCATTGGTATGACTGGAACCAAGAATGCGTAACTTAACATATTTGTTACAGTAAATGCTGATAAATTCAAACTCTTTAAAAAACCTGCCAAAACAGTTTTAAGTTGATTGGCTTTAATTGCTCCCAATTTAAATGGTTCTTCAAGTCCATCTTCTTTAATCTTTTTAATAATTGATTTGTTGATAAAACTTCTTTCTTGAAAGAATATTACTGACGCAATACCGGCAGCAATCAATGATGAATCTTTTTCTGTTAACTCTGGTACTTGTCCATTTAACCATTGCATAATTGGACCCATAAACCCTCCAATTGCAGCACCCCATGTAAGCATCATCTTTAAGTTTATTGAAGCATGTGATTTAGTGTCTTCAACAATCTTTTTAGTTAGTTCAACACCATCTTCTTGAACTTCTTTAATCCTATCATTTATTGCTTCAAGGATAATTTGCTTTTGAGATTCTTTAATTAGATATTTCATTATATTTATAAATATATGAGTAAGAAATTAAATCCTGAACTTAAACCTGATGATAGAATTGTTATCATTGAACTTTTAGGTGAACCTCAATTATCTTTTGGTGATAGAGGAACTGTTAAAGGAATACAAAAAGGACCTGGATTTGTTCAGTATGTTGTTAAATGGGACAATGGGTCAAGTCTTTATTTATTGGATGAAGATAAATGGATGTATGAATCTGAGTTTGATGAAATGAGAGAAAGAAAAATGAAAAAAAATATTAAAGAAAATAAATCAACAGATTTAACACAACATGCGATGTTAGTAAAACATTTCAACATGTTGTTTATAAAAAAATATTTAAATAAATTAAGAGAAGCTGGTGTTGTTAATATGTTTGCGGCAGCACCATATCTTTATATGGGTAAAGAAAGATTGGCTCACGAACACAAGTATAATGATACTAACGAAGCGTTTGATGAATTAGTTGATATGGCTGATAAGACCCAAGGTGAAATGGTAAACGGAGTAATCAGTATACTTGAAGATGAAAATAAAGAAGTGACAGTGGAAAACATTAATTCTGCTTTAAGAAGATACGCACCAAAAATTATTTCGTTTTACGCAAATTACTTCTAAAGTAAAAACAAAGGATTTCTTTCACCGAAGTGTCCACCAACAATATTGTAGTAATAATATTCTAAAGCATCTTCATAAGACATATCTTTTTGTAATGACTCAAGTATTTTATCACGTGAATAAAGTATTCTTATACCATTACCAAACTCTTCAACAACTCCTGTAATACAGTCGTCAAATCCGTCTAATAGAATTGCACCTTCCGCCAATTCTTCAACTTCTTCTTTTGTCATTTGTTTTTATATTCTTCTAATGTGATTCCTTCAGTGTCTTTATCACTAATTCTAACTTTAAAGTTAAATCCTCTCATGTATTTGGTGATAATATCTTTTACTTCTTCTACGGTATCCCATTGAATACATCCTTCATGTTCTTTAGAATAATCATTATCTACTAAGTAGTTAACAATTGTCCCACTTTGAAGTGTTAAAAATCCGTGAGCATAACCTTTTGGTACATATACTGATTCACCTGAAGTTAAAACAAATGTCTCAAGTTTACCAAAGTCTTCACTGTCTTTATCCAAGTTAATAACAAAATCAATTAGTTTTCCCTGAATAACTGAAACCAACTTGGTTTGAGCCATCGGGTCATCTTGATAATGTAATCCACGGAAGACAAATATATCGTCGTTTATGCTAATATTTGATTGAACCCACTTGTCAGAAAGTTTAATTGGGGTAAAAGACCCACGATGGTCTTTAAAAACTGGTTGTAATAGTTGATAAGGTTTTTCCATGTGTAAAGTATAATAAATTAATATTATTCAATCAACCATATATTTATTTAGAAAACAATATATATGAAAAACGCATTTTTTTTGAATATTACTAAAGAAGAAAAAGAATCAATACAGAGTAAACATAGAAGTCAATATGATGGATATGTTACTAGAGGAAATAATGTCCCAAATGAAACTCCTTTAAATGTCGAGGATTTAAATCGAGATAAAAAAGGAATTACAGTATCTAATATGGGTGAAGTTAAGGAATATACTAATACAGAAGTTAATAGAAAACTTAAAAAAGTTTGTGAACAATGTAGTGGTTTATATGAAGGTGAAATGTGTGAACAGTGTTCATCTATGAGTGAAGGAGAACAATGTGAACAGTGTGGTGGTGAAATGAAAGAGGGAGAACAATGCGAACAATGCTCAAGTAAAAAATATACTATGGAAGAAATTGAAGAAGGTATTAAAGTAAAATCAAAAGCTTCGTTAGTACAAGAACAAATCAATGAATCACTTAAGTGGTTCAAGAAAATCATTTAAGGAAATGAAAATTAAGGAAATCGTTGATTACTATTACAATCCAAAATCTGAAATTATACAAGTTAGTTTCAGATTAAACGAGGATGGTGAGGACGAAATAAGAGAACATGAATTTGAACTGGACTTTGTTGAAAAGTCCGGTTTTTTCATTTTGGAAAACTATGATTACGAATCAAGTGATTTCCCAATTATATATGAAGAAGATACTGACGAATTAATTATTGATGAAGAAGCGTCAGACGAAAAAGAGTACGAGGTAGACAAAAGTGAATTAAAGGACTTTATGGATGAGTATTATAAATTAAATCCAAAAAAAATCCCACCTTCGTTTTTATTCTAATATACCATAGTCATAGTAAATGTTAATTCCATTTCATTATTGTTGGAATCTCTAAATCTACCTGTTTTAGAACGAATAATTAAATTTTCAAGACCATCTTCAACAATATCAAATGAATATTGTATACCATTAATCATAACCCAAAAAAATCCATTCCCTTGATATTCAAAATTAGTACAGGTGTATGGAAATTTATCTTGGAAGTAATAGTCACCCCATTGGTTTTCGACAATATTAAATCCCATATGTGTATTATTAAAACTTAATTTTGTAAAACCAACAGCGATTGTATCCATTGGAAAATTAGTATCATTTAGGAATAGTGTATCACCAGGGTATAATACATCGGTGTAAGAATTGGTTGAAACTGTAATAACATCAATTACATAGTTACCTGATAATGATGGGTAAGTAGGTTGTTCATATCTTTCACAAGATAAGAATGTCACTGATAATAATAGTAAATAAAGTAATTGTTTCATATATACAAATATAACTACACTTTTTTATCTAACCAAAGATATTTATAAAAAAATGATACAGGACGTTGACTATATAATTGATTTGCTTAAAAATCTGACTACCGATAGTAAAAAAGGTAAGAAAGATGAATTAGGCGAACAGGACGCAGCTGCTGGTGGAGGTGGTGGTGGAAACACAAATAAAAGAGGTTCTAATTGGAATGAACTTTACGCAACCGTAAGAGGTAAAGCTAATATGTTAGGTAAAGCAGGTGAAAAATGGGAAACAGGTATTAAAAGAGGTCCCGCAAATCAAGTTTGGTAAAAAATGGAAAAGAATCAAAAAGAATTATTAGAGAGGGTTTTGTTATTGATGAAATACGATAATAAAGAAACCTTGTCTGAAAATATTTCTAAGGTTAAAATATTATCGGAACAACCGGACCCAAATAGAGTCCCAAAAAATCCCGTTTATAAGGACGCAATTACAAATTGTAAAATGCAACCAAGAAATTACACATGGTCAGGATTTGCACCAAAAAATAAGGAAAGTGTTGATAAATTTTGTAATAGTTTACAATCAAACTACCCATCATTTTATTCTAAAACTCCATCAATTAACAATCCAAATCCACAAACAACATCAAAACCACAAGTTTTAACCAAAGAAACCCTTAGAAAATACTCAATTGAGCAATTAATTAAATTATATGAATCTAACACTGGTAAAGGTGAGGCTCGAGTTAGTGCGGGTACAAGTAAAGACAATATCATAACTGTTTTTGCTGAAAAAGTTTCACAGTTATCTTTAGAAGAGTTAAAAAACTTAATTAATAAAAATCCAAAAGTATTTAAATCTAGTTTAAGCTTTAAAGATAACACAATATCAACTCCAACAGAAGTAAAAGATTTTAAATATAATGTGGATAAGTATGGTCCATTAATTTTATTAGTTGATTACGAAGTTTGGGAAAAAAAATTAAAACAATATAATAAAAATCCAAAAAGTTTTAATTACCAACCACCAATACAACCAAATTGGAAAGATTTAATTGATAAATTTAAATTATCTAGTCTAATACAATATCAGTACTCTCCATCACAATTTGTAACTAAAGAAAAACAAGAACAACAAGGATTAAAAGGATACACTGAAAAAGGATATCCAGAATATGGGAATAAGATTTTAGATATTCAATACGCATTAGTACAATTAGGCCTTATGTCAGATAAGGATGTTGTTAAACCTCCATATACTTGGGGTAAAACTTATAAATGGCATAAAGTTTTGTCTGATTATATTAATGACGGAAATTACAAATTTGGATATGAGATGGGTTTTGATGAAACTAATCCAAATAAAGAAAATGATATTAATAATATTATAAAGTCATTGGTTAATAAGTCAAGTTCAGGAACTTGGAGTGTTGGTTCGGAAGATATTTCCGGTTATAATCAAATTTCCGATTTAATGTTAAGTTGGTTGAGAGCCAATGCGTATTCGAACATTCCACCTGATGATGTTTTATCTGAAAAAGGTGACACCCAAAAAGATAAAAAAGAAAAGTTTGAAAAAAGTGTTAAAGACTCCAAGTTTTTGAAAATAAGTATTTATGATGTTAATGGTAAAGTAATACCTATTTACAGTAGAGGTGATGACTCTGATTTACCGACATATTCTTTAGAAAGTGAGGGGTTTGAACTTCCTCCACAAACAATTAATTTAGGTCCTGTATTTAGTATTTTAACCGATGAACAAGTTAAAACTTTAGTTGATTGGTTATCAGAATGGTGTACAGAACCTGTTGAGGTAAATGGAGTTAAATACGGAAGAAAAATTGTAACTGAAGGAGGAAGAGGTCTTAATTTTGATAATGATTTGTTTTCTAGTTTTCCTGATTTTATGAAACATACGTTGGAAAACGAATCACTATATCCTAATTGTGTTGTAGATTTTGCTAACAAAGAAACTAATGGTGATGTTGGTAAATGGATGATTAAGTTTTTAAAATTACCTGAAGACCAAATAGATTTACTCCTTCAATTTTATCCTGAAGATTACGATTTAATTCAAACTTATTTACCAGGGGCACCTGGTTCGAAAGATTTTTATTTGAATAGTCCTTTGGTTAAAAATGCTGTTAAAATGCATATTTCTAAAAATCCTGGTTCACAGTTGGGTATTATGAGTTCATTATATGCTGGAACAACTGACACTGGAGATTACCCGATTGACGACATAACAGATTCAGTGGTTGAATCAACAATAAAAAAATTACTTAAGGATTGTCCTGGTATGAATAAGGAGTTAAAAACAATTGCCTCAGGACAAAGAGAGTTTAAAGGTTATATTGTTGGTCAATATTATTCTTCATTACCATCAGGTTATGTTAATTATACCATTCCTTGTCCTGATGAATGGTGGGATGAACACGGATGGAAAATTACTATGGGAGGTGTTCTTTTAGCATCGTTGGTGTTTCCTCCAGCATTTTCAGCTTTAGGTATTCCATTGGAATTGGCAATTTTGTCGAGAATGTCTGTTGATATTGGATTAAATGTTTACTCAGCGTATCGAAATAAATTAGCTGGAAATGAAGAGATGGCTAAAATTGATTTAGCATCTGCAATGTTATCATTTATAGTTGACACACCGGGATTTGAGAAAAAATTCTTGTCAGGATTTGGTGATTGGGCTGAATTGTCAGTATTTAATAAGCTTAAAGATGCTAATCCGAATACTGGCGCAAAAATGAGAAATTTTGTGACATCGTTATCAAAGACTGAAAGAAGACATTTATATGATATCATAAATACCCCAAGATTTATGAGACAAGTTCAGGTTTATGGAAAAGATATTTTAGATAAATGGTTAAAAAATCAATTTGGCTCCCAATGGAAAAATATTGCGGTTAAAATATTTAGGGAGATTGGTGTAAAACTACCTATTATTTTTTCACCAGTCATGTTGAATATGGGGTATAAAATGTTTATTTATGCGAATCAGATTTCTCAAAATATATTTAAAGTACCTTTAGATGAAACTAAATGGAAAGCCTTTGAATGGGAAATGAAAAATAGGGGTGTTGATACTCCTGAAGAGGCCGATTCACTTTATGAAAGACTTAAAAATAACCCCAACGAGAGTAAGGATTTTATAAATGCGGTTGGTAAAAAAATATTTGGTGAAGAATTCGAAAAAATTAAAAACCAAATTTCAGTACAACAGGTAAAAGAAGAAATTAAAAAAACTGATGATTTAATAAGAAGGCTTGATGAAGCGGCTAAAAATGAAGCGATTAAAGCTGATGAATAAATATTTATTAACATGAAAAAAGAAATTTTAAGTGAAATTAACAGAGTAAGAGAAATAATGGGTCTTCAAATAATTAGTGAAGACAGTTTACCATCAAGTTTAACTCAAAAATTGTTAAAAAGATTATTTGATGTGGATGCTATAAAAAATATAGACCCAAGAACACTAAGTGATGTAGTTACTCGAAGTATTTCAAAGGTTGGTGGTGAGGTAACAACTCGTACACTTCAAGATATATTAACAGCAATTAGAGCTGCTGATTGGAGTAACAGTGTTTTAGATGATATTCCTTTTAGTACATTGTTTAAAGAGTTACTTAAAACTTCTAATGCTCAGGTAAAACAAGAAATGAAAGCGTCAATAAGACAAAGTTTAAAAGAGATTTACCCTGAGCTTGATGAATTGGCGACTAAGTCTGAATCGATTTTGAAAAAATTGACACCAACCATTGCTACTCAAGACGATGATTTATATAATGATGTTTTAACTCAATTAAGAAGTCTTAAAAAAAGACTTGAAGAATTAAATATTGATAAAGAGTATAAAAAGTTATTAATTGACGCATATAAATTAAATGAGTTACCATTAAACGCTGATACTGCTAAGAATATTATATTAAATAAAAATATTTTAAAAGAAAAAATTAGTGAACTATTTTTAACAAAGTATGACACAAAGAGAGGCTCTACAAATATTGATACTGGTGGAATTACTGTAACATCATCAGAATTTGAAGAGTTAAAAAACTATGTCTCTGGAAGAATAAATAATATAGAAGACTTATCTGAATCTTTATTTAATAAAATACTACCAGTTCTTAAAAGAAATGAAGAATTTATGAAAGAATATTTAGATAATTTCTTAAGTAAAGTAGGTTCTATAAATACAAAGGGACTACCTGATTTAGGTAAATATTCGAGAGAAATTATGTCACAAACCTCAAAAAACCGAACTTGGAGAGAAATACTTGACGAAGAAGTTTCTGAGATTGATTTAAAAATATTAGGTGATAGATTAAATAAAGAATTTACATCAATTTCTAGTATAATAAGATTGGCAAGTCAGGTTGAGGTTTACCCTGATAAAACTGTCGCTCAAAAAGTTAAGAAAATATTATATGAAGTACTTTTACCTAAGTTAAAAATAATTGGTAGTGCAAGAGGTACGGCGTATGTGAAATATTTTATTGAGAATTTTGGAAATAGAATGTTAAAGACATTTAGAATACGTTCACTTCAGGACATTGAAAACCTGTTGAATAAGGAACTACAAATTATGGCAAAAAATATTCTTAATCATAAAGGTATAGGTGGTAATTTAGATACAATTAAAAATTTAGTAGTACTCTTACAAGAAAGTGATTTAGGTAAAAAAGGTGCTAAAGACTGGCTTGAAACTGAACTTAAAAATTCGGGTATTGACGATGCCAGACTTAATAAATTCTTAGAAAGTAAAGAGTTTAAAGAATTATATGAAAATTTAGGTAACGATTTCCAAGAAAACTTCGATAAATTAGTCTCACAAATGTTTCGAGGTTACGGGGAAATGTCACTAATTTTAAATGTAAAAAGATGGAGGGACATAATAAAAGCTGAAGGTGCTGAAGCTAAGGCACTAAATGCCGCTTTACTTTTTGCCGATTTGGGTAAAAGTTGGACAAGATTTGCTTTAACAATGGACCCTAGCAGTATTCAAACCTACAGAAGTATTATAGGTTTAGCGGGAACTAAGGGAGTTTGGTTTGATAGGGGAGTTAAATTACTTTTTTGGAAATTGACTGTTTTTCCATGGGTTATGAGTTTTATTGAGGGTACAAGAAGGAATGATGCAAAGATACAAATGGTTATAGAATTTGAAAAAATTCAAAAATTATTATGTGAACCAATTGTTAATGAAGGTGTTACATATGAAAAAATTGGAACTGATGAAGAATGTGCGGAATTAAGTAAAGTAATCTCAGAAGTTAAAACACCTTTAAGTGATGAACAAATAAGGGATTCATTTCGACCAACTCCGATTGAAGGAATTTTAGAAATGGGTGGAGTTATAACAGGTACTTATATAGATGAACTTCAAGTATATTTAAAAAGAATATATAATGAGGGATTGTTTGGTGGGGGTAGTGAGGCTATTCGACAAAATTTTATTGAAAACTTAGAACAAGAAATTATTAATACAAAAGATAAGTATGATAATGTATTAAGAACTGAATACTGTTATAATAGTGATAATGGTAAGGACCCTGCAGCTAATATGTTTGAATGTTTAAAAAATAAAAGAAAACAAAGACAAGGTGAAAGAAGTCTAAAAGGAAAATACAGTGACGACGACCTTGGATGGGCAAAATTTGCGTTAGATAGTGAATTTACTATTGATAAAGGTTATAAAGTTGGTGAATATAATACAGAGGAGGGTACAGGTATTATTACAAAACCTGACGGAACTCAAGTTACATATGTTTGGGATGATGGAAAACAAACATTTAAACCTTAATTAAGTATTTATAATATATGAATTTATTAGATAAACATTTATTACTGGAAGAAGGCGGTTGGGACAAAATTTCTTGTTCTAGAATGGAGAATTGGAAGAAAAAAGGATGCCTAACAAAAGAAGTCGCCGGTTCATGTTTTGTTAATAAATCATCTTGTAAAACAAAACCTACACCACCAAAACCATCACCGACACCTCCAACACCAACACCGACACCATCTCCACCAAAACCTAAAAAGAATGACATCACAGACTGTGAATGGAAACCAAGTGAAGGAATGTATTTTAGATGTAACGATTCAAATGAATGCGACACTGAAGCTGGTGATATTTTTAGAGAATATGTTAACAGAGAATTTTCTGAAATTGCAAAAACACACAATTTAGATAAAAAAGGTACTGAAACTTTAGGTTATTGTAATAGTACAATGAAAAAAGTTTGGGAACATGTGTATAATGGTGACGATTATCCGGGTTTAAAAGGTGAAACAATTGGTAATATATTTCAAAACCATTTAATACCTCAAGCCTTTAAAATAGATTGCAAACCATGGGAAACTAATAATTATTTTATTAACGATTATAAAACAGATGTTGAGAGAGATAAAGAATCTTTTAAAATGTTAGTTAGTTTTAATGATAAATTTACTAGTCTTTTAGATGCAAGAATGCTTGACCTATGTGATAGTGATAAAAAAATTGATAACGATTTATATTGGGCTCGAAAAAATAATAAAAAAGACCTACATAAAAATCCGATTGTTAAATGGATTGCTAATTCAGAATTAAAAAAAGGTGTTAAATATTATGACGAATGGAAACAATCTTTAATTAAAAAAGAGTCTGTAACAACACATCTAATAGAAAGAAAATTAAAAATTAAGAAAAAATTAAAAGAAATGAAAACAAATAAAACAATTTCTGAGAATGTTAAAGAAAAATTAAAAATATCTAAATTAGATAAAAAAATAAGTTTAAAAGAAAATTCAAAATATTTCTTTAACCAATCATATAGAAAATTTTTTGATAACTACTTTAATAGTGGTCTTTTAAAGACATTAAATGAATCAGAATTAGGTGACTTTGATATTGCGTTTAATTCAGTGTTTGGAGGACATGAAGAAACTTTTATAGATAAAGCAACTCAATATATTTTAAATAAATTACAGATTAACTCTAATACCCAAATTGGGAAAAAGATTACAGATACATTTAAAAGTTTACCAAAAGAAGAAGCAAAAAAAATGATTGACCCTCAATATGTTTCAGACACAATTGTTTCAATTTTACCTGAAAGTTTTATTGAAATTAGTGACCCATCAGGTGATGGTTTGGAAACTATTGTTAGAAACACTATTGCAAAACTTGCCGCATCACGAACAACTTTAGATGATTTAACACATCAGATATCCCAAAAGGTTAAACAATCGTTGGAAGATTTGAAAAACACAACAATTGAGACTTCCTCAGATATGAAAAAAAGTTATATTGACAAATTAAAAAGTTCAATTACACAAGGTCTTTAAAAAGACTTTTGATATTCAGTCCAAACTTTTTGTAAAGATTGACCCACAGAATCCGAAAATATAGTAGGTTCTGTGGGTTTTTTCATTAACTTCATATTAGTCTCACCCAATAACTTATCCCCTTTCTTCGAATTACACGTTATACAACACGTAACTAGGTTATCCCATGTATTACCCCCACCTTTCGATTTAGGGACGATATGGTCTATTGTAAGGTCTTTTTTGTTTCCACAATAAACACAAGCATTATGGTCACGTCTCATGATTCTATGACGATTAACACGAATACGTCTACGAGTGATTGAAACGTAGTTTAAAAGTCTAATAATAACGGGTCTAACAAGTTTTATAATACCACATACGACAGGCTCGTCAGATGATTTAACAACCTCTGCCTTTCCTTTATAGACTAAATTAAACCCACGATTAAACGATGTTACATTTAAGGGACTATAATCTGAATTAAGAACTAATACTCCATTCATATTCATAAAGATATTAATAAAAATTTATTAGGACAAATTGAATTTACCAATAAGTATTATTATACTTAAATTGTTATGTCAGAAAACAAAATACAAATATCAGAAAAATACAGAGATGATGTTAAGGGATTGACTCATGATAAACTTATATTAGTTCCTTTGGAGGTATTAGAAAGTTTATATGATTTTTATACATGGAAAGAATTTGTTTCAAATCCAAACTTTATAGAAGAACAATCATCTCCAATCATTAAAAAATATGATAAAGTGAAATTTTCGTTTGATGACGAATGGGATAATTATAGTGGAACACATTTTGGATATTAATTATGTTTGTAATCGTTAAATTTATAAAAAACAAAAAAGGAGTTGAGATGCCAGTCATCCTTCTAAACATCCATGATGAAATCTTGGAGTTTAATACCTATGAAGAAGCTGAAATAACAAAAGAATTGTTTGAGAAAAATTCTGATTCAGGTCATAAATATATTGTCAAACAACTTTAATATTGTCACAAATTTAATCTATATTTGTGACAGATAAATGCCTTCGTAGCTCAGTAGGATAGAGCAACAGATTTCTAATCTGTGGGCCAGGGGTTCGAATCCCTTCGGGGGTACTATTTTAAAAAAAGGGTTATTTTTAACCCTTTTTTATTTTTATTAATATTTATTAATCAGTGATATAAAAATTTAAAGAAAGAAAGGTGAACGAAATTATACCAACAATCATTACCTCAGTTACATCAATTGTTATTGCATTAATAACTGCGGGGTTTTTTAACATGATGAAAGAAAAAAGAGCAAAACAAAACTCAAGAAACAAACTTTCACAACAAATAGAAACAGACGAAATTGTTCACTCTACTTTAAGAGAAATAAGAAGAAAATATAACGCAGATAGAATATATGTTATCCAATTTCACAATGGTGGTAATTTCTACACATCATCAGCAATGCAGAAAGCGTCTGTGACATATGAAAGATGTTCTGACGGACTTGAAAGAATAACTGAAAAAATACAAAATGTGTTTGTAAGTCACTATAATTGGTTAATTAAACAAACTATGGAGGACGGATTATTTATTCACGATTGTGAACTTATCCCTGATATTGCAACAAGAGCTTTAATTAAAAAGTTTGGAACACAATCTATGGTTTCATTACCAATTATGGACAGAGAAAACCATTTAATTGCACTTCTTTGTATGGATTGGGTATTCAGTGAACATGTTGAGGTATATTGTGAAAATGAGGAGTTTACAAAGAATTTCAGAGAAGATTTCAAAAAAGACACTCAATCGGTTAGAAACTTTTTAATTTAATAATCTAAATCAAAGTTTGGGCTACTAGCCGTATTACCAACCCATCCAGCAGTATCTATTTCATAAAAATATTCGGTATTATATTCTAATTCTTCATTTGTCTCAACTTCTATTGCCATCGGTGATGCGTATACTAATATAGTTTCATTTGTATCTTCATAATCTGTGATTGTGTCAGAGTCAATTTTGTCATATCTGTTAAGTTTACTAATTTCTGATTTTAATTCTTCATTAATACTAAAATAAAAGTCTAATTTTAATTCGTAAGCGTCGCTTTTTTGTTGTTCACCTGTACCACTACAGTCATAACAATCTTCATGACCGCTACCCCCACAGGTATCACAATCACTTTTACCACCACCATCACAATTTCCACATGTTTCACCTTCTTCGTTTTCACCTTCACCACCACAATCAGAACATTCTACTTCACCTGAACCATCACATTCACTGCAACTAATCTCACCATCACCACCACAGTAATCACAGCTTTCCTGAACTTCAGTATCAAATACATTAGCAATTGCGTAGGTAAATCCTTCATTATCTAATTTCCATAATATTGATTCAAATTCTTTTTCACCATTATTAATGGCATTAATTAAAAATACCAATTTAACAAAATCCCATCCTTCTAACACGGACATCATTTGTTTATACGGGCCTTTACTGCTATTTAATTTTCTTGATATTTGTGCAACATTTGTATCTTTAATCGATAAAGATAACTTTTGTGCAATTTTAATTAATTTATTGTTTTCCATAATATTTATAAATATACAAAAAAAATATATGAATAAGATTAATAGTCACAAAGAAGTTATTTCTGAAATTAAAAAATTAAGAAATGTTTTACTTGAAGAAAAAGTTGATAAATCAACTCACGTTAATGCAAATGGTGTTAGAACACATTTAAATAGTTTAGGATATGCACATAAATCAACAATAGATGAACTTGGTGATATTACTCCAGAATTAGCAAATGTTATAAAAAAAGTATCTTCAGCGTTTAAAAAAGAAATGCCTGAGTTAAAGATAAGATTTGGTGCTGGACGTGATAGATATCATAAGTCAACAAGAAGCCGACATACCCAAGGAAACGCTAATGACATAGTGTTTGGGAAAACAGCTGTAGGTGACCTCAGAGTGTCTGACGATGAAACATTAGATAAAATATCAACTCTTTTGTGTGCTGCTAGACAATCTATTGACGGATTTACGTTTATTGATGAATATAGACACCCAAGTCCACGTTCAACAGGGCCCCATTACCATCTATCTTGGTCTGAAAATGGAAAAGATGAATCAAATAGTACTTATAATTTTTGTAGTTCGATACCGGAATCAAATTTAGCTAATTTTGAATTTCCTGAACCTGTACCGGAATGGTTAGATTGGTCACAATCTAAAGTAGATACTGAATTTGAAAAAATAATTGATAAATTTGGAACTAAAAAAATATCCGTAATAACAAGTGAATCTGATTGTGAAAAATATGTTAAAGAAGTTATTGAATTATTTGGTGAAGGTCATATTATCAAAAAAGATAACTTTTGTAACTCATTACTTTTAGGATTACCAATTAAAGAGTTTGTTGAGGCGGCTAAAGAAACTGAAAAAGTGAAAGAAGAAGAAAAGAAAAAAGAAGAGGAAACTAAGAAAAAAGAAGAGGAATCTAAGAAAAAAGAAGAGGAATCTAAGAAAAAAGAAGAAGAATCAAGTTTAACTGAAGAACTGAAAAACTTTAAAAGATTTATAAAATAAAAAAAGGGACTGAAAAGTCCCTTTTTAATTGGTGGAGGTGCTGGGTTTCGAACCCAGGTCCAAAAATGTTTACGATAAAACACTACACGTTTAGGATAATGTTAGTTCTTAACATTCCAAAATATTCTGTTTAGATTAACCTTCCGTAACAGACAAACAAGGTTTTTGTTCCTTTTCGGATAGAAACCACACCACGGTACAAGCTTCTGTTGCAAGGTTATATGCTCACCGACCCCGTTGTATACTAATCTTAGATTAGGCTACAGTTACTTCTTCAGTACGGATTAAACCGAGTGTAGAAAGTTTTGCAATTGTGTTGCCGTTTGTGTTTTAAACCAGTTTTACAGGGTTAGTTTAGCCCCGACGTGCGTTTTATAATAAATTCATTCCTGTCAAATCCAGAAACACCCCCATAAATCAAAGAACTATGTTGTAAAGATATAAATATATTCTTCTTTAACCAAGTATTTATTTAAAAAAAGTTTAATGAGTCAACTTTATCAGGCATTAAAAGATTTTACGGAAGATTTAGTTACTGCAAATTTTGTTAGGTACGAAGACGATGAGGATATTTTACGTATTACGAGAATAAATGAAAAAAATCTTGGTAAGTCTTTGGTTTATTTAACGTTTGATAGTGATGATTATGTTGACCTTTTCACTAGAAATAATGATGAAACTAATAACGGTTATTTAATTAGAGTTGCTTTCCAAGGGGGGTATTATGGAGGTAATGTTTTTGTTGATGATTATTCCATGGATTATGATTGGGATGAGGGTTATTTACTACATTATTTCAATGATGAGAATTTAGATAGGGTCAAACAAATAGTAAAAATATTAAGACCTAGTCTTTCCGTTGAGGATTTAAGAAATCATAACGATAAAGTTATTGAAATTTGTAAGTGGTTAAAAAATGAATTTTCAAATGAGATAGATAGTATTATTTACGATTATTCAAGTGAATATGATGAAGCCTTGGTTAAAGGATTAAGACAATATGTTACATCTAAATTATGTAACGCTTTACTTCCTTTAAATATCTTTGAGAAAAAATGTACTAATCTCTACATGACAACTGTAGCAATTCTTTTAAATACTTGGGATAAGTCTGGTGAAGACAAAGACGCTAAACTTTCAGATATGTTAAAAACAAGTATTGACCAATTGGGAATACAGTTTGATGAAGATTTATATGAAGATTATTATGCTTATTTTGATAGTCAAAATTATGATGATGAAGGTTTTAACAGAAGTGTAACTTGGAATCTTGATAAAATCATGGAAAAAATTGAAGATAGTGATAATATTGATTCTTATCGTAAAAACTCTGAAATACTTGAAAAATTATCAAAGTTAAAGTATGGTGAATTTAATAAATGGTATGAATTTCCTCCACAAAAAACATTTGGTGAAAAGACACCTGACAAATTCATAATTCAAGATGTTGATGACGGAAAAATACTTATTACATATAGTAATCATAGTAAAGATAAATTTAACCAAACCGTTAAAATTGATTATGATACTTTCTTAAATTTTTTATATCATCCTGAATTGTTTTAATAGAAAAATAGCTTATCTTTATGAGCTATGATAGAAAATGTTGATTTCTTAAAAAAGGTATTGTCAATACCTACAAAATCATTTAAAGAAGATTTAATGATTGAATTTTTGGTTGAATATTTAACCGAAAAAAAACACAATTTTAAAGTTGATGACTTTGGAAATGTTTATGTCACAAAAGGTGAAATAAATGAGGGTGAATTTTATCCTTGTATTGTTGCACATACCGATACGGTACATAAAATTGACACAATCAACATCCATGAAGAACAACTTAAAGATTCAAAAGGTAATTTAAGTTTATCACTTAAAGCGTATAACGACTTGGGTGGCCCTACAGGTATTGGTGGTGATGATAAGTGTGGGGTGTTTGCCTGTCTTCAGTTATTAGAAGTCTTTGATGTAATTAAAGTTGCTTTGTTTGTAACAGAAGAAGTTGGTTGTTTGGGTTCAAAAGAAGCAGACCCTGAATTTTTTAGTAATGTAGGTTATGCTATTCAGTTTGACGCCCCTCACGATTACATGGTAACAGAATATTGTTACGGTGTTAAAGTTTTTGAAACGGATTCTGAATTTGAGTCAAAAGCTAAAAAAGTTCTTTCTGAAGGTATGTTGTCTGAACCTCAATATATGCAACATCCTTACACTGATGTTTGGCAACTACGTAAAAAGTTTGATTTCTCTTGTATCAACTTCTCAATTGGTTATCACAACTATCACACACCAAATGAATATGTTGTTGTCCATGAAGTTTTTGCTGGTATGAATACAGGTAAAAAACTGATTGAAGAACTTGGTAATCAGAAATACGAATTTATCCATAGGTCACAATTATATAATTTCTAAAAATAAAAAAGGGGGTTTATTCCCCCTTTTTCTTTCTTGGTCTTTTCACTTTCGGTGTTTCATCAGGTTGTACTTCAATTTCTGATATTGACACTTCCTCCTCATTGATTTCAATATTGTAGGACTTATCCATTACAATTTTTTCACGTAATACTTCATCTGAAATATAGTCTTCAATCTTTTCTTGGATTGCTCTCTTCAAAGGACGTGCTCCGTAAACATCATCAAATCCAACTTTTGAAACAAAGTCAATTACTGACTGACCGAAGTTAATGTTGTATCCCAATTTTGATAAACGAGACTTTAATTTGTTGACCTCAACCAAAACAATTTTTTGAATATCGTCATTTTGAAGTGTGTTGAATACAATTACCTCATCCAAACGATTGATAAACTCAGGTGCGAAGTGGTTCTTCAATTCTTTGTTTAACATTGTTTTCTTAAGTTCTTCGTTGGTATAAACATTACCTGTCTTACTAAATCCAACCCCCGCTCCAAACTCTTGCATCTTTTTTACCCCAAGATTTGAAGTCATAATGATTAAACAGTTCTTGAAATTGATTTTTCTTCCAAAACTATCTGTCATATACCCTTCATCCAATAGTTGAAGTAATGCTGAGAATATGTCTTTGTGTGCTTTCTCAACCTCGTCAAATAATACCACAGAGTATGGTTTGGTCTTTACCTGTTCTGTAAGTTGTCCACCTTCATCATATCCTACATAACCTGGAGGTGAACCAATCAAACGAGATACGGTATGTTTATCTTGATATTCAGACATATCAACTCGGATAAGATTTTCATCACTCCCAAAGATTTGTTTTGCCAATTCTTTTGCCAATAAAGTCTTACCAACACCTGTTGAACCTAAAAATATAAATGAACCAATTGGTTTATTTGGGTCTTTAATACCTAATCTATTTCTACGAATAGATTTTGCAATCTTTGTAACCGCTTCTTTTTGTCCAATTACTGATTTATTTAATTCTTCTTCTAAATTAATAAGAGCAATCTTATCGTCTAAATTAAGTTTTGTTAGAGGTATTTTTGTCATTGTTGACACCACCTCGTAAACCAATTCTTCTGAAATTGTTTTTCTATTATCCAAAAGAGTTTGTTCAAACTTCTTCTTTTCAATATCAAGTTGTGATAAAACTTTCTTTTCTTTATCTCTTAAGTTCGCAGCTTCTTCGTAATTCTGTTTTTTAACAACAAGTAATTTTTGTTGTTTAATCTCTAATGCCTGACGTTTTAATTCGTCAATTATTTCAGGATTTTTTACATCTACTTGAGCTCTTGCTCCGACTTCATCCAAAATATCAAATGCCTTATCGGGAAACTCTCTGTCGGTGATATATCGCTCGGCTAAATCAACACAGATTTGTAGAATATTATCGGTATAATTTACTTTGTGATAATTTTCGTATTTGTCTTTAACATTCTTAAGGATTTGTAATGTTTCTTCTTTTGTTGAAGAACTAACCACCACTTTTTGGAAACGTCTATCTAACGCTCCGTCCTTCTCAATTTGTTTTTTATACTCATCCAATGTCGTTGCTCCAATACATTGTATTTCACCTCTTGATAATGCAGGTTTTAAAATGTTAGAAGCGTCCATTGAACCTGAGGCGTTACCTGCACCTACAATCGTATGGATTTCATCGATGAATAAAATAACATTTGGGTTTGCTTGAATTTCTTCCAGGATAACCTTTAATCGTTCTTCAAATTGACCACGATACTTTGTTCCTGCAACAACCGAATTCATCTCTAATGATAAAATACGTTTATCAACCAAGTTTCTTGGACAATCACCTTCAAAAATCTTCATTGCCAATCCCTCAACAATTGCCGTCTTACCACAACCAGGTTCACCGATGATAATTGGGTTGTTTTTCTTTCTTCTTGAAAGAATTTGGGCGATACGTAATATTTCGTCTTCCCTACCGACAACGGGGTCTAACTTACCTTCTTCGGCAAGTTTAATAAGGTCACGACTAAAATTGTCTAACACAGGTGTATTTGAATTTACCTCTGTTTTTTTTGGTAGTTTCCCACCCTCTTCAACTGAATCTGTCATAAAATAGTTTTTATTAAAATTAAATGAATTTGTTCTTAAATTCAACTACAAATGTAATTCAAAATTATTTATCATTAAAAAAAAAGTTATGGCAATTACAAAAGAAACAATCAAAGGAACTAACATTATCTGTGAAATTGAATCGTCTAATATCAGTAAAACTGATTTTAACACCGAAAGTAAAAAACTAATTGTTGATTTTAAAACAGGTGTTCAATATGAATATGAAGGTGTACCACATGATGTGTATACAAAATTTAGAATGGCGGAATCACAAGGAAGTTTTTTTAATAAAAATATTGCAAAAGTTTATAAGTATAAAAGATTGTAATTAGTTGATATTTATTATTTGTGAAAGATAATAATATAATCAAAAGTTTTTTCTCTAAAGATAACCTCAACTCAAAAATTTGGGATGAGAATATGCAATTGAGAACGGAAGTGAGAGAAAAATTACTTCAAACTGCTAATGAATTTATTGATTTTATTGGGGTCCCTTTATTAATTGAGGATGTTATTTTCACAGGTTCTTTAGCCAATTATAATTGGTCGGAGTATTCAGATATTGATTTACATGTTGTTTGTGATTTTATTCAATTTTCAGATACTGAACTATCTCTTTACGAAGAGTTATTTAAAGTTAAAAAAACTATTTTTAATACAAATCATGATATTAAAATTTTTGGGTATGAAGTAGAACTTTATGTTCAAAACGCTACTGAAGCACATTTTAGTTCAGGGGTTTATTCAGTCCTATATGATGAATGGGATGTAAAACCTGAAAAAGAAGATTCAAATATTGATACTAAAATTCTTAAATCAAAAATTAATCACTGGAAAAGTCAAATTGACACTGTTGTGGATAACGCAACTGAAAAAGATATTGATGAGGCAAGAGAATATATTAAAAAGTTTAAAGAAAAACTTAAAAAATATAGGAGTTCAGGTCTTAAAAAAGAAGGTGAATATTCTTATGAGAATTTGGTGTTTAAATACTTAAGAAGAAGTGATTATTTAGAAAAATTATTTAATTTGGAAAATAATCTTTTAGACAAAGAACTTTCTCTAATGGAACAAAAGATAGATTTTTTACTTAATCTAAAAAAATCTTAATTTTCTGTATATTTATAAAGAAAAAATAATATGGCAGTACTTTCGTCGGGAACTTATACTTATAAGTTAATTAATTATACAGGTGTGACTAATTGTGAAGCATGTACTTCATCAATACAACCACACCCAATATATAGTAGTATGTCAAATTCTGCAGATACTATTGTTCAATTAACTGCAATAACCCTTGGTGGATTTAATGGATTAAATAATTAAAAAAAATGAGTAAACTAAAACCAATCGGTAGTGAAAAACTACAAGGAATTGAAAAATTACAAAGAATTATGGAGATTGCTAGATATAAAGAAACAATTCCAAATTCTATAAATGAAACATCATCAATTGATTACAGAATCACATTGGCTGATGGTAACAGATATTCAATTGTTAAAGAAAAATTAGGATATATTATTAAAAAAGATATAAATGAATCGACTTCAGAATATATCGACCCTATTAAAAATAGAAAACATTTTTCTTCATATTCAGCAGCAATGAGAAAATTAAATTTAATGGCTGGTGAAATTAATAGAGTTAATGGTATTAGTGAAGGTATATCTTTATTTACTGAAGATAAAAAATATATGTTGAAGACCCCTCAACCAAAGGTTGAAGCTCCAACTGAAGCACCTTCAGATTTACCTCCACCAGCACCAGCACCTGCACCATCACCAGCACCTGCACCATCACCTGAATCGTCACCTACTCCTCCATCAGATGATGATTTGGCAATATCTCCAGATGGTTCGTTACCTTCAGATGATATGGGTGGAATGGATGATATGGGTGGAATGGATGATATGCCTGAGGACGATGAAGAACCATTAGAAGGTGGTGAGGGAGAACCTGTTACATTTAAATCTATCCAAAAGTTAACTGGAAAGTTAGCTCAAAAGATTAGAGATTATTCAGGTAATGAAGAAGAATTATCAAGTAAAGATGTTAAGTATATTATTAATTCAATATTGTCGGCATTAGACTTAAATTTATTAGACGAAGACGATAAAGAAGAAATCTTAACAAGATTTGAAGGTGAGGAAGAGTCCGACTATGAAATGGATGATATGGGTTCAGAAGATGAAGAAAGTGATGAATTTGATGTTGATTCAGAAGAGGAAACTTCAACAGAGAAAGAACCAAAACTTGAAGAGATGGGAGAAGCGGATTATTTAGACGGAATGTTTTCTAAAGTTTTCGGAGAGTCTCAAGTAGATAAAATTTTGAAAAAATATGTTGTAGTTAATGAAAACGAAAAAAAGTTCATTAAAGAAAAAAAACAAGAACAAAAAGTTATTTCAGAATCAAGAAAAGTAAGATACTCAAAAGAAATTGAAAGGTTATCATTAACTGAGGCTCAATCTGAAATATCAAAAAAGATTGTTAGCAATTTCCCATTTATTACTTTTGTAGGTAAAACTAATAAAGGTAATTTAGTGTTTGAAAATAAAAACAAACAACTTAAGGTATCTCCACAAGGTAATATCCTATGAGTTATTTAGTTTTTATTAACGGACTAGGGGCGAATTATAGAGGAAATAAAACTTACGAGTTTATTTTCTCAGAAACGACTGAAGTATTTGGTGATGATTGGGATACAAATCCTGCGAATGGGAACCCAACACCACCTGATACCAAAGAAATTAAAAAAGTAGGAGTATTGAATAGAGACGGAATAGATATGGAGCTCATTCAAAACTCCGATTTTTTTTGTATGAAAGATGCTATTGATAATGTCGTAGCATTAGGATGGGAAAAAGATAGTGATATAGATAATAGATTAGTGTTTCACTTTGGAATGAGTGAACAACAGGTTAAAGATAAACTATACGAAAAGGACATAATCCTTGAGTATTATAAAGAATTTGAAGAAAATGGTAACAGAAAAACAAATCCAAGAAATCATTAAGATGGGTGTTAGTAAAAACACTTTATCAAAAATGACATTGAAAGAAATTAAAAACTTACACGAGAGTATGATAAATGCTCAAGGTTTTGTCGGAATGGATAAACCTATTGGTAGAATGACTTCAGTTAAAAAATCTGAATCTAAGGAACAAGCAATTCCGGTAAACCCGAATCAAAAAACTTATCAAATTGGTGATAAAGGGGCAACAGTTAATGGGGTAACTATTACTCAAGACCCAACAACTAAAAAAATCATGGCAACAACCAAAGAAGGGGAAATGATTGAGGGTAAAAAAACAACAAAGAAAAAAGTTGAAAAAAATCCTTTTGCAATTTGTACATCATCATTAGGATTGGAAGGTAAAAAGAAAGATGATTACACTAAAGGTGAAGATAAAAAATTTGAAAGATGTGTTCTTGGTGTCAAAAAGTCATTAAAAGAAGGTAAAAATCCATATGAAGTAATTTTGGAACAAAAAATGAGAGAGATTGTTGAAGCAAATATAAGACCAGCAATTACTAAAAAAGATTTAATGAATTTAATGAGAAAAAAAGTAACTAAAGAAAATTCAGAAATGATAGAATCTTCAGGAACTAAAGAGAAAGAAAAAACAAAAGAGAAGGAAAAGACAACTACTCCTACAAGAAAAAATCCTTTCAAACCATCTCCAGATACTGAACCAAGACCAAAAGGTTCAGGAACTAAAGAAAAGGAAAGAACTAAAGAAAAGGAAAAAACAACTACTCCTACGAGAAAAAATCCTTTCAAACCAGCGCCTGATGCTGAACCAAGACCAAAGGGTGAATTACCATCATATTTGAATTTTGGCAAAATGAATATTAAATTAAAAGGTGAGTAAGATGAAAAAAGAACAATTAGTAAAAAGATTGGTTAACCGAATTAATGAGGCACCTATCGGATATGAAGGACCTGAAAAAATGGCTCCTGATATTCAATCTAAATTTGAAAAAGGTGAAACACCTCATTCAGGTAGTAAGGCATTTCCTGAAATCACACCTGAAGGTCCGGATAAACCATCTAACTTTGAACAACTTATTGCATCCCAAAGATTTAAAGATGTTATCGGTAGATTAAAAAGATATACAGGTCTTGAGGATGTAACATCACAGAATTCAATGATGAGACTTCAGATGATGGTAATGAACGCTATGCAAGAAATTGCACAGATTGAATCTGAAAACAAAGAATACTTGGAGGAACTTGCTATTGAACTTGTTCAAAAAGAATTTGGTATTCCTGAAGGAGCATTACAATATGATGTAAAATTGGTTAAACCAAATGATATTGACTCAAGTAAGTTATCGGCTAAAGGTGAAGAACCAAGTGATGAAGAAATTGAAGATATGTTTGGTTCTGAAGAAGAACAAGAACAACTTGAAGATTTTATAGATTCATTTGAAAAATTTGATTTGGAAAAGGCAAAAAGAAGGTTTATCAATTCACTTATTCAGGGTGCTGCTAAACAATCTTCTTATATGTTTGAATTATTAAACAGAGAGTTAAATGCTATTAACCCAAGATTACTGAATATGTATGGTGTCTTTATGTCATTTGCAGATTCTCTTTATTGGTTAATGCCTGACTCAATGGTTCAAGGTATGGCAGGTGGTGGAGAGTCAACATATGGTATGTCTGAGTTAGATGCTAAGACTGACCCACCAACAGTAAAGGCTCGTGGTGTTAACTTACCAATCCTTATTCATGAACTTGCTAAAGGTGTTATGGAAATTGCAGGAACATACGGATTACCAAAAGATAAAACAAGACAAGAAGCTGTAATCAATTCACAAGACACTGTTGTTGGTGAAATATGGGATATGAGACTAGGTCCTGTTATTTGGCAAAAGTTCCGTGAAGCTTATCCTGATGAATTATTTGATGATGATAAGAGAAACTTACAACAATATTTCCTTGTTAAGTTTGCAGAACTTACCCCAAATGAATTCTTTGCAATGGCTCGTGAAATTTTATCAAGTTCACCAAAAGGAAAGAAAATGGTAAAAGATATGGTTGATGAAATCATTGCCGAACTTAAAGAAGAAGAATATGAAGATACTATGAAAAAATATGAGGATGATGACGACGATGATGATGAGGATTTTGATGACTTTTTAAAAGGATTAGGTATTAACTAAAAACTTTAAAACCCTTCAGAGATGAAGGGTTTTCTATTTTATGATAAATTTTATATTTATAGTATATGAGTTTATCTAAAGAAGCCGTTTTAATGGAGTATGCCAAGTGTATGAAATCAACACCATACGCCCTTAAAACTTATTTACAGACGTATGACAACACTGTTTCAAAGTATGTCCCATTAGAGTTATTTCCTGACCAAATTAGTCTGGTTGAGGATTACGAGAATTATAATGAAAATATTGCACTAAAGTATAGACAAGCCGGAGTATCTACGGTAACAGCTGCTTGGTCATCAAAAAAACTTGTTTTTGCTAAAAAGAATAGTCCTGAAAAAGTTTTAATTATTGCAAATAAGTTAGATACTGCGGTTGAGGTTGCAAATAAGATTAGAGGATTTACTGACCAATGGCCTAGTTGGGTTGGTGTTGGATTTTCATCTGAAAAAAACTCACAAAGACATTTTAAATTAACTAACGGATGTGAAGTTAAGGCGGTTGCAACATCTAAGGATGCTCTTCGTGGTTATACACCGACAATATTAATATTTGACGAGGCTGCATATATTGAAGCAGATAGTGATTTTTGGGCGGCTTGTATGGCATCTTTATCCACAGGTGGTAAGGTGATAGTTGTATCAACACCAAACGGATATGATGCAATTTATTATGAAATATACGACCAAGCGTTAAAGGGAATGAATGAATTTAAAGTTTCCGAAATGGTTTGGTGGAAAGACCCAAGATATGCAAAAGATTTATCATTAGTTAATGTTAAAGATATTATTCATTATTACTTAAATCGTAATGAATATCCTGATGTTGAAATTATTGAATATAACAATAAAGAAAAAAACTTTGATGAGATAAGACAACTAATTTCACAGGGTTATAAACCAAACTCATCTTGGTATGAGTCAATGGTTAAAAAACTTAAGTACGATAAACGTAAGGTCAATCAGGAGTTGGAATGTGCGTTTCTTGGTTCGGGGGATAACGTATTTAATTCTGATATGTTGGAAGATTTAAGGATAAATATGGTTAAGGAACCTCCTACAAAAATGATGGGTGGTGGACTATGGATTTGGAAAGAACCTGAAATAGGTAAAAAATATATTATGGGTGTTGACGTATCTCGTGGTGATAGTGAAGACTTTTCAACATTCCAAATTGTTGATTTTGACTCAAGAGAACAGGTTGCTGAGTACGTTGGTAAACTTCCTCCTGACACTTTAGCTGAAATATGTTATAAATGGGGTAATATGTATAATGCATTTATTGTTGTGGATATCACTGGTGGTATGGGAGTTACGACATCTTTAAGATTGAGAGAGTTAGGATATAGAAATGTATATGTTGATGGAGTTGATATTTCAAATAAGTGGCAATATGACCCAAAGGCGACTGAAAAAATACCAGGAATTAACTTTAATGCTAAACGAGTTCAAATTATTGCAACATTTGAGGAATATTTAAGACATGGGTTTAGAATAAACTCAACTCGTTTATTAAATGAGATGAACACATTTATTTATGTGAATGGAAGACCTGACCACCAAAAGGGACAACATGATGACTTGATTATGTCTGTTGCCATGGCTCTTTATGTTGGTGAAACATCATTTTCATCACTTAATAAGGTTACAAATCAAACAAAAGCGATGATTGACTCATGGACTGTTAATACAAATGAATTTAACAGAAGACAATTCATGGACCCGGTAATTTCACAACAACAAGAAAACATTAAACGAGAGGCAACAAAAAGTGACTACGAAAACTATTTATGGTTATTCGGGGGACGAAGATAACATTATATGGGAACAGGAGATAGAAAAAAATCAGGTAGAATATTTACCGGCTCAAAATTAATTGTTGAGGGCCAAGAAAATTTCGGTTCATTAACCGGTAAATTAAAAAAGTTTGTTTTTTTAATAAAACAAACAAAGGGTGAACCTGGACCTCCTTTAACTCCAACACCTTCTGTAACCCCGACCAATACTCCAACACCTTCTTTAACTCAAACTCAAACACCGACGCCATCTTTAACCCAAACTCAAACACCGACGCCATCTTTAACCCAAACTCAAACACCTACAAACACTCAAACTCAAACACCGACACCATCAATAACTCAAACCGTAACGACTACAAACACTCAAACTCCGACACAAACACCAACTAATACTATAACACCAACCAATACTCAAACTGTAACACCAACTGAAATATCTTGTGTTTGTTATGATTTAAGTTATATTACAGGAGCTCCTCTCGCTCCTCCACTATCATATAGTGGTATTTCATGTTCGGGAGGTACAATTACAGGGTCAATGTTACCTAATACAACAACAAGGTTCTGTGCTAAACAAAATTCAATTAGTGCACCTGGTATTTCAATAGGTATAGATACACCTTTTTGTAATGCAGGAGTTTGTCCGACACCTACCCCAACACCAACACCTTCAATAACTCTGACTAATACGCAAACCCAAACACCAACACCAACACCTTCAGTAACTCAAACTCAAACTCAAACCCCTACTAATACTCAAACCACTACTAATACTCAAACTCCAACACCTTCAATAACTTCAACAATCACTCCTACCCAAACTACTACACCGACACCGACAATACCAGAATGTCGTTGTTGGTATTTAACAAACCCTACTGCAGGTGCCTTAAATTATAATTATAACGATTGTTCGGGGACAGTATTTATTGGTAATATAAATGCTGGAGAATCAATCCAAGTATGTGCACGAATTGTTAATGAAGATATATCAATAATTAAAGCTAATTATGGTCCATGTACTGGTGGTACTTGTAATAATGAGACATTTTATGGATTTTTTGGTAATACAGTACCTTTTAATACAGGGTATTGTAATTCATACTCAGCAATTACTTTTACAAATAACCCACCAAGTAGTCAAGGATTATTTAGTGGAGGAACTGCATTTTTAGATGTAAACTTTAACTTAAGAAATAATACGAGAAATACAATACCACCATATTTTTATCAAGTTGTAGAAGGTGTGGTTTCGACTAGTGCATCTGCTTGTACTAGAAATAGTGGAACTTGTGTTACTAATCAATATCGACTTGAAGCAACAGGAGCTACTGCAACAGTTAGTATGTCACCTCCATTTGTTGATGCTCCGACATCGTTTACATTACCTAAAAACTATGTAGTATATATGTGTTTGTGTTCAGAACCTACTGGAAGTAATCTAAGTGTTACTAATTTAGGTTCATGTCCATATAATATTGGATAAATTGTTTAATAATCTATAAGAATATTTATAATTAAAATATGAGTGAAAATAAACTAACGGTATGGCAACGGTTATCCCAAACATTTGGACCCAATTCTCTTTTGGGTCAGGATTATCCTACGTACAAATATGATAAGAAGGAACTTTTAAAGACAACTTCTAAATCTGAATATGATAGAGAGAAATTACAAGCTCAACAAACATATTACTTAGCAAACCAATGGGGTAGGGTTGAGAATAATCTATATACACAGGCAGTTTACTATGAACCAACTCGTTTAGCGTCTTTTTATGACTACGAGTCAATGGAATTTACACCTGAAATTGGTGCGGCTTTAGACATTTATGCTGAAGAGTCAACAACAATTAATCAGGATGGTTTTATGTTACAAATCTATTCTGAGTCAACAAGAATTAAATCTATTTTAGGTGATTTATTTAACAATGCGTTAGATATTAATACTAACTTACCTATGTGGATAAGAAACACATGTAAGTATGGTGATAATTTTGTATATCTTAAATTAGACCCTGAAAAAGGTATTATAGGATGTATGCAATTACCAGTCATCGAGATTGAAAGATTGGAAGCAGGTATGGGTGCTCACTCAACAGATTCGACAACAAATCCTGAAAAGAAACATTTAAAATTCAAATGGAAACAAAAGGATTTAGAGTTTAATACTTGGGAAGTTGCACACTTTAGATTACTTGGTGATGATAGAAGACTTCCTTATGGAACTTCTATGTTAGAAAAGGCTCGTCGTATTTGGAAACAATTATTGTTATCTGAAGATGCTATGTTAATTTACAGAACATCAAGAGCACCTGAAAGACGTGTATTTAAAGTATTTGTTGGTAACATGGATGATGCGGATGTTGAACCATATATCCAAAGATTTGCTAATAAGTTTAAGAGAAGTCAAACGGTTGACCATAAGACAGGTAATGTGGATATGAGATTTAATCAGATGGCGGTTGACCAAGATTATTTCGTTCCTGTTAGAGATACTACACAAACAATGCCGATTGAGACATTACCGGGAGCTGCGAACTTATCAGAGATTGCCGATATTGAGTATATCCAAAAGAAATTGTTAACAGCTCTTCGTGTTCCTAAAGCATTTTTAGGTTTTGAAGAAACTGTTGGTGATGGTAAGAATTTATCATTACAAGATATTCGTTTCGCTCGTACCATCAATCGTATTCAAAAGAATATGATTTCTGAATTAAATAAAATTGCGATAATACATTTATTCATATTAGGGTTTGAGGATGAAATATCAAACTTTACATTAAGTTTAACAAATCCTTCAACACAAGCGGATTTACTAAAGATTGATGTATGGAAAGAAAAAATACTATTATTTAAAGATATGGTTGCCGACCCAGGAAGTGGTATTGCGGCAGTTTCTATGTCATGGGCTAAGAAACATATTCTTGGATTTTCTGATGATGAAATTAAACTTGATTTACAACAACAACGTATCGAAAGAGCCGTTGGTGAAGAACTTAAGAAAACTGCTGAAGTTATTACTCACACAGGTATATTTGATAACATAGACAAGTTGTATGGTAAAAAAGAAGGTGAACCGGCTGGAACACCTACTGAAGGTGGGGCAACTGACACAGGAGGAGGATTAGGAGCACCACCTGATTTAGGAGGAATGGGTGATATGGGAGGAGAGTCACCGGCACCACCTGAATCACCATCACCAGCACCACCTGCAGAAGGAGGGACTGTACCTGAAAACGATGAGAGAAATAAAGAAAATTTAAATATTTTATTAGAAAATAGAGGTATGTTAAATGAGGATGAATTGATTGATTTGTCAAAAGTTCAAAATTCTTTAGGTGAAATGGGTACCGAATTAGATAAACTACTAAAGAATTGATATTTATATAAAAAAATATAGACATGAGATTTGGATTAATAAAAACATTAGTAGAAAATAAATTAATTGATTCCTTTGTTAAAGGAACTCTTAAAACTGATATGCGACTTTTTGAAAGAAAATTACTTAAAAATAGTGATTTTTGTAAATTAATGTCGATATATGATAATTTAAAAGAAAATAAAGAATTAGATAAAGAAACCGCAACTTATTTGGTTGATGATTTATCTAATGAATTTAGACAAATTAAATTATCTGAAAATACAGTAAATTTTGTTAAAAGTTGGACTAAGGATATTGTACTTGAAAACAAATACAAAACAATTGATGAATTATTTTATGGTGATTTACTAAAACCTGAAAAGAAATCAATTGCTAAAAAATCAATCGTTGAGTCTTTAGGTAAAAAACCAATAATAAAAGAAACTAAATCTACAAACGTACCAATTAGTTCAATGTTAAAAGTTGCTAATAAAACGGCTGAAAAATATTTAGAAAACCTAACTGAATCTGAAAGAAATTCTGTTAAAGAAATTTTATCATCAAATGATGAAAATTTAAAAACAAAATTTACAGAATTAAAAGAAACTGCAATTCAAAAAATTGACACTCTTATTTCAGAGTCTGATGAAGAACTATCAAAAGTTTTATTAGAAACAAAAGAAAGACTTACAAATGTAAAACATTCTAAAAAAGAATATATTAAATTAATGAATTTAACACAAAATTTATAAATCTTTATTTTTTGAATTTTTATAAATAGCATCATTTAAAATCTGACGTTTTATGTCAGATTTTTTTTTGTAGTTTTTTCTGTTTTGTAACTCTACAATCATTTTGGTTTTTAAAACTTTTGATTTAAAGTTTTTTAAAGATTTTTCTAAATCGTTATTTTTTACGGGAATTATTAGCATTTTGACAACTCGGTTTTTGTTGATTAATATTACTTACATAAATAAACGAAGATATGAAAAACTTGTAAATGAAAAAAGGAAAAAGTTGTGTGGTTAGAGGATATAAACAAATAAAATGTTCTTATGGTACGGTTGACTCAAAAAATTTAAAATCAATTTATTTAAATATCCAATCTTGGGTTGAACCAAAGACACACGAAGAAAGTTGGAATAGAATTGTATCAGTATTTAATAAAAATATTAAAACAAACTTAATAGAAATTATCGACAATGACTTACTAAATGAAAAATTTATAGTTGATTTAGATTTAAGGACAAGTGGAATAACAATTAAGAAAAGGTCTTTTATGAATTTAGAAGTAACATTCTTTTTGAAAAAAGATATTGATTTTAAATCTGTAGAACTAAAAAATTCTATTAAAAATATCATAAATTATGTAGAAAAAGAATCTTTTAAAAAATCAAAATATTTCAAATTTTATCTTACAAAATCGAACAAAATAAAAACAACCGATAAAATAGAAAGTATTTAATATTTATCTATAAAAAGGTAAAATGCAAAATTACAAAATATTAGGTCCAAAAGAGACAGGAAAAGGTATTTTAATTGAGATGGATGCGGGATATGTTTCCCCGACAGAAAAACATAATCAAACATTCTTACAAGAAAGTAGGGATTTTAAAGATTATTCAAAACCATTTGAGTTCTATGCCGTTCTACAAAAATATAATACACCCAATAGAAACGGTAGAATATATCCTGAAAGAATTTTAAAGAGAGAATCTGAAAATTATATAAAAAATTATATCGGTAAGAAAACCGCTTTATCAGAACTTAACCACCCTGAGTCTTCATTGATAGATTTAGATAGAGTATCACACATGATTACAGAGATGTGGTGGGATGGTAATGTTCTATTAGGTAAGTTATTACTTCTAACTTCACCAGGGTTCCATGAAAGAGGTATCGTATCAACAAAGGGTGACCAAGCGGCAAATCTATTAAGATTAGGTGTAACGTTAGGTATATCGTCAAGAGGGGTAGGTTCCTTAAAGAAGGTAGGTGACCAAAATGAAGTTCAAGATGATTTTGAATTAATTTGTTTTGACTTGGTATCTTCACCATCAACACCAGGAGCTTATTTATTTACTGAACCTGATGGAAGATTTGCGTTTGAGGAGAACCTACAAGAAGAAAATGAGATGAAAGCATCAAGAACAGTTAACAAATCGCTTGATTTAATGGGAAGACTTTCCGATTATTTAGGAAAATAAACAATTATGGAAATGGACGAAAAATACTTTGTGGCTAAAATCCAATACGATTTGCCAGATGAAAACACAGGAAAAATTAAAAAGGTAAGAGAAGAAAAACTTGTAAAAGGTTATTCTGTTACTGATGTAGAAGCTAAAGTTACTGAGGCTTACAAATCATTTAGTTATGATTGGAGAATTACTTCAGTAAGTGAAAGTAAAATTGACGAAGTGTTTGAGTAATCACAAAGTTTAAAAAGAATTTAAAAGGGGGACAAAAGTCCCCTTTTTTTATTTAAAAACCAAAAAAAATTAATTTTTCTAAACATCTGCATATTTATTTAATAAAATAACTACGCAATGGCAGAAAAAAACTTAGTTGAAGAAGCATTAATCCAAATACAAAATTTGGAAGAAGCAATCAATGAAAATGCAAAAGAAATACTTCATTCTACAATGAAAGAAGAAATTAGCGAATTAGTAAAAGAGTCTATGAAAAATGAGGCTGAAGAAGAAGATGAATTTGAAGTTGAAGACGAATTAGAATCTGAAGATGATTCTGAGGAAGACGAATTTGAATTTGATGACGAGTCTGAAGAAGACGAGTCTGAAGACGAAGATTCTGAAGAAAGTTTCGACATGTCAAATTTTTCTGATATCAGTGGTGGAGATGATTTCGAATCTGATGAAATCATGGATTTATCTAACCATTCATTAGAAGATGTCTTAAAGGCTTACAAACAAATGAGTCCAGATGATTCTTTTGAAATTAAAAAAGAAGGTGATTTCATTCATTTAAAAGATGAAGAAGATGAATACCTTATTCAAACAGAATCTGAAGAAGAGGAGTTTGGAATGGAAGAAGATAATGAAGAAGAATCAGAAGAAATCGTTTACGAAATTGAAATGGATGATGAAGCTGAAGAAGAATTAGATGAAATGTATGGCGGAGACGAACACGATTATAAAAGACGAGATGGTCATAAAATCGGAGACGTTGATGGTCATTACAAAGATTTTGAAACCATGGAAGAAGGTGAAGAAGAAGAGGAATACACGTTTGAAGAAGACGTAATGTACGAATCTAAATCTGTTATTAAACCAAAAGTTGGTACAAAAGGTTCTGTAGGTAAAGCCAAATTTAATTATGAAAAATCTAAAGGTGGTTTTAACGAAAAGAAATCACACGCTAACCCTACTAAAGGAACATCTAAACCAAAGTTTGAATTCAAAGAAGGTGAAATGTTTGACATGCCAAGTCCAAAGGGTGTAAAAAAATTCACTAAGGAAGAAGCTAAAGAAGCATCTCGTACTTATGGATTCGGTTCTAAAGAAGGACGTGGTTTAAGAAAAGGTGTTACACCTAACAGAAATCTAACTTTTGAAAACCGTGAAATCATGGAAGAAGTTGAAATGTTAAAGGCTAAAAATGAAGAATACAGAAAGGCTCTAAATATGTTTAGAGATAAACTTAACGAAGTTGCCGTATTTAATTCAAATTTAGCATATGCTACAAGATTGTTCACAGAACATTCTACATCAAAGCAGGAAAAAATTAACGTTTTAAGAAGATTTGATTCTGCTGAAACTCTTAAAGAGTCTAAAGCTTTGTATAAAACAATAAAAGACGAACTTGGAGGGGAAACCAAAAAGTTCATGACTGAGTCAATCGAAAGAGTAATTGATAAAGCTCCACAGTCAGGTTCAGCAGTTAATCTGATTGAATCTAAGACTTATGAGAATCCTCAATTCTTGAGAATGAAAGACATTATGTCAAAAATAATAAAATAAACTTAAAAAATAAAAAACCTATAAAATAAATGGGAGCATTATTAGAAAGTGGATTAGTAGGTAACATCGGTCTTAAGCACTTGAAAGTTATCAAAGAAGACACTATAAACAAATGGGACAAATTAGGGTTCCTTGAAGGTCTTAAAGGCCACCTAAAAGAAAATGTTGCACAATTGTATGAAAACCAAGCGTCACATTTAATTAACGAAGCATCTTCTACGGCAGATTCAGGTTCATTCGAGACTGTGGTATTCCCTATCATCAGACGTGTGTTCTCTAAATTATTGTCTAACGAAATCGTTTCTGTACAAGCTATGAACTTACCAATCGGTAAATTGTTCTACTTTGTACCTCAAATCCAAGGTTATTCTGGAGGTTCTTCAATCAATGGTGTAAACGTTACTTCAGGTGACCACTACGCACCTGTAGGTTCTCCTGGAAACTATCCTGGTGACCCTAACGCAGGTTATGGTACATCTTCAGGAGCATATACAAAAAATCTTTATGATTTATTCTACGAAGGAACTGAGCCAGGTCTTGACCCAGCAGGTTTATTCGATTATTCTAAAGGACGTTTTGTAACTTATACTGCAAACACACCGACAGTTGCTTGGTCTAATGGTGCGTTAATTGCTTCAGGTTATACTCTTCTTGGACAAGTTGCGGCTTCAAAAACTGAATATCGTAAAGTTATTGTTGCACTTTCAGGTTTAAGTGCTAGTGGTATAGGTAAATTAATCGGACCTGACGGACAAGAGCAAGATACTGAATCTTTCTTATCTAATTTGGTTCTTTATACTAATAACACAAACGTTGCTACCGACTTGGGTGTTGCAACATATACTCCACTTTTATATCGTGTTGTAACTCAGAAGTATGGTCAGGCTATGTATGGTCCTCAATACACTTCAACACAAGCTGCATTCCCTGGAGCTCAAACTACAGGTGGTAATGGTGGTTATTATGATAACGTATGTGACCAAAAAGGATTTATCTATTTAGAAGTTGATTTACAAGTTCCAGCATGTATCGCATGTGGACAATCAACTCCTGATGGATATTCAGGTTCTTCATTGACTAACCAATATTGGTCAGGAGCTACTGCTGGTACTGGTAATGCATATACTAACATCCAAGCTGCTTGGAGACGTTACGAAGAGTTAGAATTTGAAGATAAGATTGGTGAAGTTTCTTTTGACCTTGAGTCAGTAACTGTTTCTGTAACAGAAAGAAAATTAAGAGCACAATGGTCTCCAGAAATGGCACAAGACGTTGCGGCATTCCACAACATCGATGCTGAAGCTGAATTAACAGCTTTATTATCTGAGCAAGTGGCGGCTGAAATTGACCGTGAAATTTTACGTGACTTACGTAAAGGTGCGGCTTGGACATTACGTTGGGATTACAACGGATGGAAGCGTCTGAACAACCAATCAACTCCTTACACTCAAAAGGACTGGAATCAAACGTTGATTACTGCAATCAACCAAATTTCAGCTCAAATCCATAAGTCTACTTTAAGAGGTGGAGCTAACTGGATTGTTGTATCTTCTGAAATCAGTGCTATCTTTGATGACTTGGAATACTTCCACGTATCAAATGCGGCTCCTGAGCAGGACCAATTCAACATGGGTATTGAGAGAGTTGGTACATTAAGTGGTCGTTACCAAGTATACCGTGACCCATACTTCCCAGCTAACACTGTGTTGATTGGTCATAAAGGTACTTCTTTATTGGATACTGGTTACATCTACGCTCCATACGTACCGTTACAATTAACTCCAACAATGTATAACCCATTCAACTTTACTCCTATCAAGGGTATTATGACACGTTACGCTAAGAAGATGGTTAATAACCGTTTCTATGGACGTATCATCGTTGATGGTGTTCGTACATTCGATTTGAATGAGTTAAGATAATCTTATCTTAATCGATAATAAAAAAGGTCAGAGAAATCTGACCTTTTTTTATTTAGATAAAATCCTAAGTGATTTAGATATAGCTTCACTTTCCTCAAGAGTAAATACACCTCTTCTGTATGAGCATTTAACTGCCTCCATTAAACAATAAAGAGATTGTTCTTGAGACATATTAACTATGAATTTGTCTAAATCTTCATAAGAAGTATAATTAATAGCATCAAATAAACTTCCAATAGGATTTAAATTTTTGAATTTTTCAATAATTTCTTCTTTTAATATATCTTCATTAGAATGTTCCATAATTTGTAATATTTATATAATGATAATAATTTAAATTGATTATGGAAAGCACGAACTTATTAGATATTTTTAAAAAATTAACTGAATATGAGAAATATTTAAATGAAGCCTCTACGACATCAACTGTTGGTGGCACATACAAACCACCAATTAGACCAGGAATTAGAAAATGGTTTGATAAAAATTTAATGCCATTTATTGACCCTGTATCTGATTATGTTGACGCTGAAATAAATTACGATTCATTAGATGGTCATGTTAAAAAATCTAAAAAAGAAATTCAAAAAAGAGAAAAATTAGCAAAACATATTAGAGATAAAGATTATAGACAAGATGCTCCTGATGAAGGAGATGATGAATATGCGTATGCTCCATTTAAGAGACTCGAACCACATTATCAAGTAGATTCGGTGAATGAATCAAAAAAAGATACTAATGAAGATTTAGGTGTTTGGTTTGGAACTAAGAAAAAACCAAAGGGTAGTAAACAACCTAAAGGTCCATGGGTTAATATTTGTAGTAAAAAAGATGGTAAACATCCACCTTGTGGTAGACCTGAGGGTAGTGAAAAAAGTTATCCTAAATGTAGAGCGGTTGGTGTGGCTGCTAAAATGTCCGATTCTCAAAAACAAGCGGCTTGTCAACAAAAAAGAAAGGCCGAAAAGAAAGATACTCAAACAGGAAAAGGTCAAAAACCTGTTATGACTTCATACAAACCAAAAAAGAAAAAGACCAACGAATCGGTCTTAATATCTTTAATTAGGAAGGCTTTAGATTAATAAATACTTTTACTAACTCTAATACCTGGTTTAAGAGGTTCATAAGTTCTTTCAGGTCTTGAGTATTGTCCTGTATTGTATTCAGAATTTAATTCTCTTAACGCATTTTTATATTCACCCGTTTCATCAGATAATATTCTATCGATAACATCTTGAATTAAACTTCTATCCAATCTTCCGTATTCAGGTTCTTCAGACATTTCTCTTAATACTTTTTTAATTTGTGTATCTAACTTTGACATGACTTTAATATTAACAATTTATTTTATTATAAATATTATCAAGTGAGTGATTAATTTGAGTTTCTAATTCTTTTTCAATCTCCATTGCTCTAAATTCCATTTCTTTACGAAATGTACCGACCAATTTATCCCATTGAATTTTACTCAATTTAATAAAATAACTGTATGTATGATTAGTTACTGTAACTTGTCCACCATCCATAGTAACAAAAATACCTAATTTATCATTACGGATATATTTTTTGTCTGATATTGGAGCAATTATGAGTTCAGAATCTTCCGAATGAATGAGTTTTCTACATATGGTGGAACATTTCCTCACGTTAGACATATAAATGTCAAATTCGGTACTTTCTCGGTCTAATCGACGTAGATATAGACGATATTTAATCCACAGTTTTTTAATTATAGTCATGTTATTTATGATTTGACTACAAACATACTATGATTTTTTAATAATTCAAAATTTTTGATTAACAATATGCTCCTGAACAACGTTTTTTTCCGTCTAAACCAGGTTTTTTACCTTTACATACTTGAATCGCATAACCATTAGCGTAAGCTGAGGGATACACGTCATATTTTGACTCGGCCGCTGCTTTACCACGAGCACATAATTTAGTACCCGCTTTTTTACGACCTTCATACATTACTTCTACAGCGTCATCACTACTAAAATCTTCACCCTCGATTTCATTCATGATAAAATCAAATACTTGGTCCATATTATTTTTAGCTTCGGCAATATGGTCTTGAGCCCAATCGTGTCCATTATCTAAAATTGATTCTATCATTTGTTTATCTTTACCAAGTAGTATTTCACATTGGCGTTTCATTTGTTCTAAGTTAGAGAAAAACATGTATCTTTGATTTTCCTCTTTAAGAACTTTTTTAATTATGTTATTTAAATTTTTCATATTACGCCATCATATCATCTTCTTTTAGGTCATTACAGACAACATCTAAAAACACTTCAATATCGTGTTCTAAACCTTCATAATCCTCAAATACGTTGGTTCCTTCAGTTGTATTTTCAAACATACAAGTTTGGAAATTACCTTCCGTATCACAATAAATTTCACCATAGTAATCACTATCATCAACTGTTAGATATCCTGTATGTATTTTTTCATCTTCAGTATCTTCAGTTGACTCATATCTAAATTTAAACGATGGCATTCCTGGAAATTCAAAAGACCAAAAACCACCCGCTTTTGTCATAAAATCTTCTTTAGATGATGACTCATCTTCTATTGAAATACCCTTAGTAAATTTTTCAAGAGTTTCTCTTTCTTCAGGTGTGATTGATTCCATACCTGATTGACTAATTTTATCTAAAATTGCGTCAATCTTATCTTCCCCTGCCGTAAAAGCTTCGGATAAAACAAATTTTAATAATTTAACGTATTCGTTTTCTTTTAATGTTACTTTTTTCATTTTTTGTTAACAATTTGGAATTTAATTGTTCTTTTATAAGTATCTACTTCACCTGATGTTAATACTTTTAAATCAATAAAATATTCATTAGGGATTTTATCTCTTGTGTCAAATATAAAATAGTACTCATTTGACGCTCTATTAACTAACGTCCAATCTTGAACTTGTACTTCTGTCTGGCCTTCGTGAACATAAACTCTATAATATACTGTTACAGGTGTTAAAACTTCATTTGAAGAATATGCTTTTTTAACAATTACACCAACTTTTCGTAAATCAGTGTTTAATATTTTTTCATCTTGTTTAATACCATAAAAATCAAATCCAAATAATTCAGGGTCTTTACTTTGTGTTCCTAATGTAAAATACCCTTGATAAGGTAATACTGTTAAATCATTAACCACATTAGGTAATGAAACACCATTATATACTAAATTAGACCAAGTATCAGTAAACATACATGGAGTTGTTAC